ATGTCGAGTGATGTGACCGTGACGCAAGCGCATGTTGGCTGGGCAGGAAGCATCGCACAGCACTTGTGCCATTCCGCCGACCGGGACGCAGCGATCCGGCTTGTCGCAGATGCCTTCGCCCGCTTCGAAGCCGAAGTTCTCGCCCGCCACCGCGCACCGGACGCCGAACCTGTGGCGCAGGCCGTGGAGCATGAAGCGGTGCTGGAACTGATCGCCATGCTTTCGCCAGACGGGCCGAAGGAAGAGGGCTGTACCGTGTTCGACCACAGCCCCGAGGAAATCGGCCTGCATGTGATGGAAAACCACGAAGCTATCCGCGCAGCCCTCGCAGCAATGGGAGAGCGTCAGTGAGCGAGGTTCGCGAGCCGGATGAGATCGTCACCCTGTCGCCTTGCGGCGCGGCGCGCTTGCGGGTTCGCGTGTACCTCAAGCCAGAGAAGCAGCAATGCCACGCGGCGCGCGATGGTGAATGCGGGTGGGTCTATTGCCCGCAGCTTCGCGACAACGAGCCTTATGCCACCGGGCGGCACTGCCCGTACGATCACTGGTGCTACTACTGCGGAAAGGACGAGAGCGATGGGCACATCTGCTAACCCACCCATGACAAACGAAGAACTAGCCGCGCTGGATGCGGCTGCGACGCAGGGGGAGTGGGCGATTGGTGCTCACTACACAGCGACCGGGCCTGATGAGAGATGCCATGGCCTCGTGGAAGTGGACGATTTTCCCATCGGGATAATAGACGAGGAAGGGGCTACGGCAGAACGCCTGTCTCCAAATCTTGAGTTCATCGTCAGCCTCGTCAACCTCTACCGAGCAGGCAAGCTGGTGCTGGTGCCGAGCGTGGAGGAAGTGGCGGACGCCATTGAGGCGCGCATGGGGCCGGTGTTCGGTTCTCCTGAATACCTGGCCGACCCGGTGAAGCTTGCACGCGCCGAGAAGCGTCGCCGCGATGGAGCAATGACTTACGCCACCGCCGTCCTCGCCATCATGGGAGCCAAGACCTAAGCAGAAGATTGACCATCGGGGCCGACCCGCCGTCTCAGGCAACGCGCCGGCCCCTAAGCCTTTCGGCCTGGCATCCGCATAAGCTCACGCCGACGCATCCGGTATGCCGGAAAAGGGGTATAGACGGGGCGCACGAAAGGATTCGCGATGACCAACAACCCCCAGCACGCCGCCGCCGAACTTGAAAAGGCGCTCGCCCACCTCAGGTCCTCGCTGATCTACTGGCGAGCAGAAGCCAGCGGTCGCAAGGAACTGTCCGGCATTACCGAGGAATTGACCGGTCTGGCTGAACGGCTCGCAATCCTGATCGATGAGAGCGGGCCGGTGAAGGGCCAGCCATGAGCCTGCACGACCGCCTGAAAGGGCTCTACGCCCGCCTCGCCATGTTCCCCGAAGGCGGAAGGTGCGAACATGGCGTGCACCTGAAGCGGGACGCCTACGTCGCGTTTCTCGACCTGCGCAAGCTACTTGAGGACGAGGTGTTCCCGCTGCTTCACAAGCTGGAGCAGACCGGCCGGACCGAAGCACCTGTCGCGCCGTCCGAGCCTGCATCTATCGAGCTAGGACCCTGTAGCAAGTGCGGCGGCGAACCGGTCCCGTCGTTCTACAACGGCCTCGCCAAGGCTGGATATGTCGTCCAGTGCGAGACCGATATGGCGACGGGCAACGGTAGCCACGCAACCGGCGTCCACAGGACAGAACGGGAAGCCGCGGCGGAGTGGAATGCGCGAGGGTAGGAACCAAGGTCGCATCAGCGCGTATCATTGGCTGTCCGGTGTATGGCCCGCCTCTTTCAGCAAGCGAGAGGCGGGCCTTTTCTATGCTGGCGCCCAAGGAAAAAGCTGGCCTTAACCATCTGTCCCAAATGAAACCAATCGCTTAACTTGCGCTCCGACTCGCAAAACGCGGGCGCACGGGTCGCTCTGTAAGGAGCGAGAAGCATGGCAAGGCAGTTGATCGGCGTTAAGCCGCAACATGGTTTCAGCATCGATGCATCGGCGAGCTTCGCCGACTACTTCATATACGAGCGTGGCTTCGCGACCGATGAGGAAGCCACAAATTACAATCTTCTCGGCGGGAAGCAGCAGTTCGCAGACAATCAGCTGACGACAGGCGACGCGGGTAGCTCCATCACGATCCGCAACCTCCATGTCGACTTCCACGGCGGCAGTGGTGACGACAACGTGTCGTGGACGCTGGGCCAGACCTATCAGCATTATGACGCGCTCAAGCCGAGCTTCGATGGCGGTGCCGGCGACGACACGCTGACGATCGACTTGTCAGATCAGGTTATCCCACTGACCATGAAGCCCGCCGTCATCTACGGCGAGTTCAACGTTGGCAAGCCGAGCTATCGCGAGCTGGCGGGCCTGATTACCAACTTTGAACACTTCAACTTCACCGGCGGCTCAGCTGACGACGAAATCCAAGGCGGTGCGTCGACCGATCGCCTTGATGGTGGAGCCGGGCGCGATCTCATCGTTGGCAACGGTGGCAAAGACATCTTGACCGGCGGCGCCGGCGGCGACTTCTTCAAGTTCAATGTCGGCGACAGCGGCATCGGTGGCAACAACCGCGACATCATCAACGACTTCCAAACTGGCCTGGACAAGATCGACTTGACGGCTCTTGGTGTTGGCACTGCCGTTAAGATCACGCAGACGGCCTCAGGCTCGCTCTTGCAGATTGATGCCGACCACAACGGCAGCTTCGAAATGCAGATCAGCACCGTGGGACATGTCGCCGAGACCGATCTCCTTTTCCAGTACGTCTAGCTTGGCGTGATCGTGATATTCACCGGGCCGAACTGCACCACAGCCCCGTAGTTTAGCGCGCTGTCTCGCACCACTGCCGTGACCTGAATGTCAAACGCTGACGTTCCAGTCGCGGCAGTGGTGTAGAGCAGGCCCGACCAGCCCTGCGAAACCTTCCCGGCGTTCGGGCCACTGATCACGAAGTCGACTATCACCGGGCGACCGGCGGAATCGTTCAGACCATCGACCCAGTTGTGTGCCAGGATCAGCTGGCCAACCTCGGTCCCGACTGCTGCGCCGCCAGAAAACGGCGTGGCGGTCAGGCTGATGCCGGTCATGTCCGCGCTCACAGGATCGCGCTGATTGTGGAACTGGTACTGGTAATTCCAGACATCGAGCGTCGGCGGCGCATAGTCGCCGTTCGGCGGAGTGCCGTACTCGACGCCGCCGCGCCAATTGGACCAGTTGTCGCCCTCGAAGGGAAGGAACTGGTTGCCATTGGGCAGCGTCACCGCGTCGTTGGGCGGGAAAAGCATCCGGTCGAAACCGATGCGTGGCGGCGTATTCTCGATGTAGACGTTCGTCGCCTCGCGCCGATACGGCGAGCCAGCGGAAAGCCCGAGATAGATGAGAGGGGCGGTGTATTCCTGCGGGTTCTTGTCGAGGCGGCGGCGCACGTTCTCGTTGGAGATGATGCACTCGTTGTCATTGTCGGATGTGTTTCCGTCGACGCCCCAGGCGGTGTAGTTGCCGTAGTAGGTGTTGCCGTCGCGTCGGGTGCGGCCAGCCACGCCCTTGTTCTTCTGGCCACCATCTGAGTGGTTGTCGGCCTTCTTGACCAGCACACAGCACTGGCCGGTATTGTTCACGGCACGCGCGCCATTGGCCGGACCGAATGAACTGCCCAGTTCCGGTGTGGCGATGATCTCGCCGGTTGCGGCGTTGTAGCTCACGACCGCGTAGTTGGTGTTCCAGTCGACGTTTACGTCGGTGGTAACACCTGCGCTCACCTGCGCGCCGTAGACGATCAGGTAGCCTGCATCGCCGTTGGCATCGACAACCACGGGCGCGCGGAATCCGGTCGGCACGTTCACCGTGTCGATGATGATCCGGATGCTCCCGCTCGTGCCGCTGCTTATCCGCTCGATGCTCTTGATCGGCGCAGAGTTGTAGCCCGACGATGGCGTGTTCGGGGTGATGAACGGGTTCGCGTAAGTGCCTTTGGTCGGCAGGTAGCAGCCTTGAATGTCAGTTTCCTGATAGCCGGAAACGCTGATGTCGCTGCCGCCGTAGAAGATCTGGTCCTGATCGCCGGCAACGTCGCCGCCCTTGATGCCGACGAAGGATACGCGGCCCCATGCCCGGGTGTGCTGTGTCTTCCAACCGTTGGTCTCGAAGCCCCAATAGATACCGTTGCGCCCGACCTGGTTGACGATGGCGTTGCCCATGGGAGTGCCTGGCGTCTGCCAGTGCAAATTGCCCCGATAGTAGAAATCGACACGCTTATCGAAGGTGCGCTGTCGCGAGCTGAAGCTGTTGAGCACCTTCGCGGTGCCCTTCTTGCCCGGCTCGTACGGCGTGATGAGCACGGGGGTCGGATAGCGCTTGCGGCTGCCATCAAACCACGACGGGTTGCCGTGATAGTTGCGCGACAGCTTCGGCGAAATCGTCGCGCTGTTCGATGAGCGAGCGACAGCTACCTTGCCTGAGCTGTTGGTCCGCAACTCAAGGCATTCGATCGTCTTGTACCTATCCGCCCACTGGAACTGATACGTCGTGCCCGTGGCGCCATCGATCGGCACGCCGTTGGCGACCCACTGCCGCTGGGGCGCACCGGACGAACCTGTAGCGGTGCCGGCCACCCACGTTGCGACATCGCCAACTTCGGAGCCCGTCACGGTGATCGACGGCTGCTGAGTGAACACCGGCGGTCCCGGGGGCGCCAGTACGATCGTGTCGGTCCAAGGCGTGTAGGCCTCGCCGTAAAGCGAGCCGCGGTACCAGCGGATGCGCCAGCGATACTGCCAGCCCTCTTCGGTCGAGGGGATCACACGCGTCTGGGAATCGCCGCCCTCATTGTACGGAATTGCGGCACCCACGCCGGTCGTGCCGGAGCGACGGAAGATCTTGTAGCCGACCGATGTTCCGCCCGGGGCAGCGCCGGGGTCAGCACCAACAGTCTGGCCAACCTCATAGACATTTCCGGCCTGCAGGGACGGCTGCACCGTGAACGACGGCGCGCCAGCCAAGACACTCACCGGGCTGACCAGTGGACTGTTCGTCGCATTCGGCGCCGTCTGCGTGATCGAGAAGCTGTCGCCCGATGCCGTTGCCGTGCCGAGCACCTTCACCGGTCGCACCGTCGCATCGAGCGTCAGGCCCGGAACGTCGAGCGTCGGGGTCACGCCGTCGAGCACGCCTTCGATCGTGATCCCGTCAGCTGGCACGCCGATCTGCGGAATTCTAGAGAAGTTGACGGCCTGCAGCGTGATCGCGCCCTCCGCCACCGTCACCGAAGTAACCAACCGATACCGCCACCCCGTCGCATCCGTCGCCAGGACGATCAGCGGGAACGTCCCCGCAACCGGGTTGTCTGCCAGCACCAGGTTGCTGCCGGAGATCGCGAACAGGCCGCTTGGATCGGAGAGCAGCGCGTAGGATGCCGCTGCACCCGTTGGCGTCGATGCGCTGAAGCTGCCGGCGACGGAGCCAATGTCGGCTGCGCTGTCGATTGTGGTGGCGGTGAAGGCCGCGGCGCCTTGCACGATGACGTACTTGGTCTTTCCGCCATCGACGGCGGTGACGTACTTCGTTTTGCCGCCGACTGTCGATGTGACGAACTGGCCGCCGTTGGGCAGCGATCCCGGGCCTCCGGCGCGCAGATCCAGGCCGGGTTTGCGGCGGGCGTCTGCGGAGCGGAGGTCGAGGGTTCGGGTCATCGTTCAATCACCTGATGCGCGGTGTGCAACGCAGGGCTGGACAGTGATCAGACGAAAGAGGCGTTGTCCCAATCGGCCTTCAGTGCGGTTGCCATAGCGGTATGACCTGCCAGGTTGGGGTGGACCCGCGCTCCCGAACTCGTGCCGTCTGTGGTTATGTAGTTAGTGTCACCAACCGCACTGAAAGCCGTCGCAAGCGACGTAAAGCGGAAGCTTGGGTCATTAAGCGCGCTAACTGCAGAGGCTGCATAGGAGCGAACTGGCTGCAATACTGATGTCTCAATGCTGTCCTGCCGTGGCGGCGCACCAATGATGCACTTCTTGGCACTGGGATACATATCCCGCATCCATGCCAATAAGGGCGGAAGGTTTGTTTGAACATCGGTTAGGAGCAACTCGTTCGTGCCCAGCATCAGGGTAACTAGATCAGCCTGCGGGACATCAAGCACCCCTCGCTTCATGGCAATTACTGCGTGGGCCGTCTGCCAGCCACCATCGCCTTTAAGGATGCGGCGATACCACTTCCCCTGTGCCCTGTAAGCGCGGGCCACCTGGGCCGTGTAGAACTCGCTGCCGTAGGTCGGGCCGGTGGTATTCGTGATACTGTCGCCAATAGCGAGCCAAACCTTCGGGGCTTCGAACGCAAAGTCATTGGTCATTCGATGCCCGGTCATCCCCGCCCGGAACTGGAACGTGTCTGTCCCGGATCCCGTTGTAACGGTCGTCCGCAAGATGAATGAAATGCTTTCGCCCTCGCGGAGAATGGAGTTGATGGTGATCGTGGGGCAGCCGTAGTTTGGCCCGACCAGTACAGGCGTAAGTTGCGAGGCCGCGCCGTTGGCAATGATCGGTGCCATCGCTCGCTGCACCCACACAACGACATCGATAAGCGAAGTCAGGCTGATGCTCTCAATGAACCATGCCTGCCCCGGTCCGGGGCCGATGCCGCCGAGAGAAGCGCCAATCGCCAACCCGCCGCCCGAATTACTTGCCCCGATACTGCTAGCGGTAAGGGGATAACCCTCCCGGACTGCCCGCTCTTGGATCGACCTATCGCCTCTGACTTGCAGATTGAGAGCCTGAATATCAACTGTGTTCCCAGCCATTACGAAACCCTCGCGATAACAAAGGCGGTGCGCCCGCCCGAAGTGGTGGTGACGCGGCTCAGGCCGCCGTTGGTGGTGACGAAGGCGTACCCCTTGGGCAGGCCCGCCCGCAGGTCGTGGCTCCCACGCCCGCGCAAGCCAGGTGCCCGGAGGTCGAGAGACTTCATCAGTCGGTCAGGCCGCAGGAGACGGCGGCGTTGGCGCGCAGGGCACGGACCCAGATATGATCCGAGGTGCCATAGGACATGACCGCACGCCCCATGATGGTCCCGTTCGATCCGGTCGGTGCCGATGCGCCTCCCCAATAGATCAGGACCTCGTCCGGGCCTTTGCACTGCACAAACGCCGAGGCCGAGACGAGGTCAGTGAACTGCACGGTGAGATCGACCCAGGTCGAAGTCAGCGCCACGTCGTCCTTGGTAGCAGCCATCTCAGTTCCCTTCCGTCCAAGCGCGCAGGCCATCGACCTTGGCGCGGCAGTCTCCCCACGCATCGCGCAGGGAGAGCACGTAGTTTAGCGTCAGAGCATCGCGCTGGGCTTGCTGGTCGCGGCCCGGGAGGTCCGGCGCCTGCGGTTCATCGGCGCAGACCAGCAGATCAGCGGGAGGCTTGATCCGCTCGACCCTTGTTGGCCCGCAGGCTGCGCAGGCCATCAGCGAGGGGATCATCAGAGCGAGCCGCAGCTTGGCGAGCATCGTCATTCTCCTGTTGAATTGTTGCGGCGGTGGACGCGGCGATCTGTCCCGCCATGTCGTCGGCTTGCTTGCCCTTGGTCAGGGCATCGGCGCGGGCCTCGTTGCGATCGGCGACCACGGCGTTGTGCACGTAGAGCTGCAGCGCGGCGAAGATTGCAGCGATGAGTGCCAGCGCGGCAAGGATGCGCCAGAAGATCGGGGGCGGGATCATGGTTGCGTCTCCACGGGGACAGGGGCGTCGGGACCGTTCACGACCGCCACGGGCGCAGGCTCGCCGTCCTTGGCCTTGCCGGCCGAGCTGCTGCCCAGCCAGAAGCCGAAGGCCAGCGTGGCAAAGCTCTTCCATGTGCCGACGACGTCGCCCCGGAGGGCCGCATCGGCGGTCCAGCCAAAGACCCAGACCGAGAAGCCGAAGTAGCCGAGCACTGCGAGCAGACTGGCTCCGACCACGATCTGGAGGTGCGGGATGCGGGTCATGCCGCCATCTCCTGCGCCAGCTTCTCGTCGTACCGATTCTTGCGATACGACGGCCCATTGTACGCCGCAGCGAAGGCGCGGCAGGTTTCCGGGTTCGATGTCAGGGCCGCCAGTTCGTCCTGCAGGCGGTTATGCTCGATGTACCGGATCAGCAGTTCAAGCTGGTCGCCTTCGCTCTGTGCCGTTGACCAGGCCAACGCATAGGGCGAACGATAGCCAAGCTCGTCCCACCATTCGCCCATGACCTGAAACGCGCCCCAGCTTGCCGACTGGAAAGCCGCGTCAACCTCGCCGGTTGCGATGGCGCTGCAGAGCTTCGTCCACGAACTGACATCGTAGCCGCCCCAATCACGCTGGCTAAACGGCGCAGGCGTGTACCGCCCACCCGTCAATTTGTGGAAGCGATGGCGTTCGAACAGGATCTTGGGGCGGCCCACAGCATCGAAGCCCCGGCCAGCGGCTTCCACCTTGCGAACGGCATCGATCTGGTGGATCGAGCAGCCGAGACGCACCGCAGCGCCCGCGATCTCGGCAGGAGACAGTGTCGGGGCGTCGGTGTTCGTGAACTTGGCGAGGAGCGCGCCGGTCGACTTTGGGCCCCAGATGCCGTCGGGCGTGGCGCCGATCTCGCGTTGGAGGTCTGTGATGTTCATTCCGAGCCCCCGTCCATCTTCGCGGCCAAGACCGCCATGTCCTTCGGGATGCAGTCCTCGGGTGGGAACGCACGCTTGAGGCCCGGCCGAGTTGCCAGCAGCATTGCCTCCAACCGCGCGGCCTTCGCCTCGCTCTCAGCATGCTTGGTTTGACAGTCGGCAAGCTCTCGCTCGACAGTTGTTACCCGCTTCGTCAGCTCGTCGATCCGGGCTTCGAGGCGGTCCATGAGCCGCTGCGTGCCGTCATCCAAAGCCGCAGCGCGTCGATCCATTCGACCCCCAACGTACTCGAAGACCCATTTCAGGGCGAAAAAAGCGCTCCCTAGGCCTGCGCCGAGCCCAGCGCCGCCACCAAGCACCCGTGCCGCATCGTCGAGCCAGGTAGGCATCAGTACCCCCACGCCCGCCAGCGGATGCCGCCGGCGATGTCGACGAGGCTCGACTGGTGGTTCTGCGCATAGAGCAGTGCAGACCCAGCCGAGAGCGACACCTCCTGAATGGTGGTCTGCCCGGTGTTCGACTGGCTCGAATTGATGACCGTCGCCACGACACCGAGACAGGCGTTCGGAAATGCCTGCGGGAACGTCAGCGTGAAGTTGCCCTCGGTGGAGCGGCCAATGGCTGCGACACCGCCGGTTTCGATCCAGCCGTCGGAGTTCACACGCCGCCATGCCGAGCCGGCGATGGTTCGCTTGGTCGCGCCCATGGTCTGCCAGTTGGTCGCATTGACGTCCGGGTCGGCCGTGTTGTTGTTGACCTGCGAGACGAAGAAGAGGCCATCGGTTGCAGCCGAAGCGAGCACGGCGCCCTTCGGATAGCCGCCGATGGCACTCGACAAGGCAGCATCGAAGAATACCGGGCCACCAGCCTGCGCCCACCGTACCGCCAGCGACAGCCAATTCAGGATGCCGTTGAAGTCCTTGCCGTTGGGCGGGATGCCGCCGGATGCTTCGGGCAGGAACGTTTCGGGTGGAAAACCGTCGAAGAGGCTAGCCGGCGCGTCTGTCGAGGTCGCAGCCTGGTGCGCTTGCGGGATGGCGCGGATGTAACCAGCCCCAGCGCCGTCCGCGAAGGGGATCAGGAACCGGGGCGGAATATCGGACTGCTGCATCAGGACGTCTCCACGGACACCGACACACCGGCAGGGCGGGGGAGCGCACCTGATTGCGTGACGATGGCGTAATCAACTTTCGACAGTGCAGCGCCGAAAACATAGGTCATCGTCATGTTGCCGTTGTCGCGGACGTAGACGTTGCCGTAGCCGGGGAAGAGCGCGCGCAGGATCGCGTTGATCGACGGGATCGCGCAGTCGGTGATATTGGCTGCTGCCTTGGCGAGGATCAGCTGGCGATAGGCGTCATCCGCCAAGCTGAAATTCGGCGTCAGTCGTGATGCGGAATAGAACGGGCCGGAACCGAACGGTACGGCATCGGCGCTCTGCGAGAAACCTAGAAAGCTTCCTTCCGAGACGTAAAGCGACCGGGCGACACCGACGATCCGGCCCCAGATATCCAGCCCGAAGCCGATGGCCGTGTCGACGTTCCAGACCGTGTCGTAGAAGTCATCGAACGCCGCCTCGGGATCGATCGAGTAGGCAAGCGCATCGATCAGGCCCAGCAGGACCGGGCTGTTCGCATACTGGCTCAGCACGGTGCGGCGGACGTCGAAGAATGTCGCCCGACCGCTGTCCGGGCCACCGGCATAGCCCAGCGGCTGCGAGGTGAAGGCCTCGAGCGTCATACCAGCGTGACCGAGATGTTCGCTTGGGCCAGCGTCGGGATTTCACCGATACCGGCATCGACTTCCGAGCTGGTCGGTGAAGACGTCGTGCCGATCTGCAGCGATACGACCTGCGCCCAGGTGCCGAGACCGGCGACGGCAGAGACGAAGCGCAGGGCGTAGACCTTGCCGCCGATGCGGGCGCGCGGGCCGCCGTCTTGCCCTGCGAACGCCGCGGCGATCGCGGCTCTGATCTGCGCCTCTGCGTCCGCCGGGACCTGCCCGTTGTCGGCCAGCGCGACAGCGAAATAGATCGGCTTCGGCGTCGGCCGCTGCAGCTTCACCGTGTAGGAAGGGTAGGGCGGCGAATAGCCTTCGCTGGTGTCGGTGACAGTGACAGACGTCGAGCCCGTCATGGCACAACCCGGCGGCTTCTTCGACCAGATGGCCTTCGCGACGTCGGCATCGGTGCCGCCACTGACGCAGACGTAGATCGAGCGGGCCGCGATGCTGACGCCGCCGATGGTCACCGCCGAGCCCGTCGCGTTCTCGGTCACGTAGGCATCGGAGACGCCGTCGACAGCCAGCACGGCGCCCTTGACGGCGGGCAAGCTGCCCGCAGCGTTGGCGGCCACGGAACCGGCCCGGCGCGCCTCGAATTCGGTCGCGGTCTCGATGTTGCGTCCCGGCACCCCCGCGCTTGGGTTGGTGATCGCATCCCAACCGGGGACGACGCGATAGATCCGCGTCAGGGTGCCGGGAGCGCATTCGATCGGTCCGACATCAACGCTGGCGAAGTCGATCGAAACGGTTCCGCCGCTCGGGATCGTGACGGCCCCCAGCGATTGGTAAAGCCTGCCGTCCGTTGCCTGGGCGAGCGCAGCATCGGGAATGACGGTGCCGGCGCGCCCGGTGCAGGTGCAGGTCACGACAGTCGGCTGACCCGCGATGCGCTCCATGTAGTAGATGCGCCCGATCGCGTCCTGCATCCGGCCCGATGTCCGCGCCGGATCGACGAGGTTGACGTAGCTCAGCAGCAGGTCATTCGCGGCGCCAATGACGGCGGTCAGTGAGGTGACAAGCTGGCCTTGCGGGGTCGCATCGGATTCGTTGAGGTTGCCGCCGAACGCCGCCTGAAAGTCGGCCCACAGCCCCTCCTTGATGGCGCTCTCGGTCGGAACGGTAAGGCCCGCCGTCGTGAATGCCGGGGAAGGAACATTGCTCATAGCGTGGTCGCCCCGCCTTCGAATTGAACCTGCCCGCGAACACCGCGCTGCGAGATGTCGGTGAGGTAGACGACGACGTTGCGGACGCCGGGAACGCGCCGCGCCGCGGCCGCCAGCCGCTCCTTGATGAGCAGCATCGGCACCGGGCGGCCGAGGATCGATGTCAGGTAGGGAACGCCGAGAGTCGTGTCGTACCAGGCCTCCCCCTGAAAGACGCGGCACTCCGACGCGACGTCCTGTTCACGGGAATAGGGTTCGGTCGCAACGGCGATGTTGCCGGTTGCATCGACGGCCAGGTCCCAGTTGTCGCGATCGAGGAGGAGAGTTGCGGCCATGTAATCTAGTCTAGGACGAGATCAGGCCGTGCCCCCGAAGTGCAGAGAGGATGGCACCGATTGCGGTGCGCGCTTGGCTGTCGACTGTCGAGCCGCCGGTCGGTGCGGTGATCGATCCGGCCTGCGCGCCGACAACCTTGGTACCGCCGACGCGGTATTCTGCCGAGGTGTTGACTGACCCGGCGACATCGACCTTGTCCGTGACGGTGATCGTGACCTTAGGCGCCGTGATCGCGACATTGTCGTCTGCATCGATCTCGATGAACGTCGTCGCCGCGCCCTGGGCATGCACGCTGCCGCAATAGATGCCATCGGACCAGTCGAAGCGCCGCCGGCTGCCCGGATTGGCAACGTCTCCGGTCTCCTTCACCGCCGAGATATCGCTGTGGCAGAACGAGACCAGCCCGACGTCGCCGACGCGCGGCTTGACCCTGATCTCGCAATTCCCGGCGCGTACGGTCTGCACCGGCAGGTCGTGAATCGTGCCATGCGGAATGCCTGTTCCGGCACCGTCGATCTGGTTGACCATGATCTGCACATCGACGCGCGGGCCCGATGACGTGTCGTGGACGGCCAGCACCTTGACGGGAGCGTTGGTGGCCATGGTGTTCATGACCTGGCGGGCGATGAAGTCGACGAAGCTCGCGTCATCATGGGTTGCAGCAACGCCGCCGAAGCCAGTGGTCACTGGGCGAACTCCAGATAGTTGGCTTGAATGTCGGAAAACCACTGTCCGCCGGGAACGTTGGCTTCGAGCCGGTGCGCCAGGCCATAGACTTCCCACTCGCCGTTGGCGGGCTCGAACTGGCTTTTCAGCCGGAACTTGCGACCGAATTCGAGCGCGGGATTGTAGAGCGTGGTGATCTGAATCCCGCCCTGCGAGAAGGCAGGGTAACCGACGAGCCCTGTCGCGGGTGAAATCTCGATGATGCTGCCTTGACGCGCCGCGCCCTTCGGCCAGATCGCGACAACCTTGCGCGTCTCGTCGAAGTCCACCTTGCAGTCGACGTCGCGGCAGATGCTCTCGATCTGCGCCTTTGCCGAACCGGGCTTGTACGGATTGGTGAGCGTCGCCTGGACGCCGGAATTCTCGAAAGCATAGCCGATCTGGCCAGCGATCTGCTGGATCGCGAGCGCCGCATCGACACCGCCTCGAAAACTCGTCGCCGAGATGGGCTGCGAAAGGTCGACCAGTCCCGCAACTGCCGTGACGTGGAACATGACATCGGGCTGCTGGCGACCATCTGCCCATGCCTCAAGGATGCCCCCTGTGAAGCACACCGACGTTCCGGCCTCGTCCCCGGCGCTGATCGTAAGCGCGTTATTCGGGCGCCCCTCGAAGAAGAACTTCTGCGTAACCGTCAGCCGGTTCATCAGGTCGAGGCTCATGCCCCAGACTTGGACGTCGGCCTGTCCGCCATAAAGCCCGCCGCGCACGATGTTGACCGAGCAGCGCAGGCCTTCGAGCGTGACGGTATCCTGCCCGGCGCTCCCGAAATCGCCCTGGCCGAGCGTGAATTGCAGCGTGATCCGGCGGCTCGTCAGGCTCATGTCGCGCTCGCCCACAGCAGCTTGAAGCGCGAGCCGAGCCCGGTGAAGTCGGGGTCCGAATTGCCCTTCATGTCGAACAGGGCGAGGTCACCAGGAAAGCCCAGATGCGCGGCGTTGATCAATGGCACGGCGTCGCGGCACAGGACGCCGGCAACGACGGGCAAGCCGTTCATGGTGATGTCGGCGAACATGCCCGTTGCCTTCTGCGCCAGCGTGACGCCGATGCTCTTTCCGCCGAGTTGCGTGACCAGCGTCTGTGCCGGAAAGCCCGCCGCCGTGGCCACCGTGACCAGCGTCTGCCCCAGCTTTGACGAGAAGAACGGCGTCTTGCCCGGTGCGGCGACCGCAGTGCTCTTGGCCTCGACAACCTGCTTAGTCGCCTCGTCAGCGGCCTGTGGCTGCACGGTGCCATCGTTGCGAACGTCGGCCCCGCTAGGCTCTGCAGTCGAGCTGGTGTAGGTGGACGTGACCGTCTGCCGGATTTCCTGCAGCACGATCTCGGCGCTGATCAGCCCGGCGCCCTGTTCGCGGCTACGGTCGATGCTGACGCGCGAGATGTTGACGTTGAGGTAGGCGCGCTCCGGCGTGACGACGGAGTACAATTCGGTGTCCGCCCTGATCTCGTCGAGCGTTGCAAGGAAGGTCCGCCGCTCCTCGATCGTGCCGCCCTTGGTGAGGACGACACGCGTCTGGAATGGCAGGCTGACCTTGTCGTAATTCTCGAACCCGCCTTCCTCGATCGGGAAGTCGGCAATCCGGAACTCCGAATCGTACCCGACCGACGTCACGCTGTCGGCCTCCAGCGCAAGTTCGTCGCTGCTGTTGTAGATGCCCCATTCCGCTAGCGCCGTAACCGTGATCGGAACGGCGTCTTCCGTGGCCTTGGGCTCGGTGGTCGTCACTGCGCCATCGGCGCGCGCGACAGGCGGCACGCCAGCGGTGTCCGGCACGTTGGGCTGGGCGACCGACATTAGGGCCGTACCATCGGGTCAGCTTTGGCAACCGAGATCCGGCGCTGCATTGCGCCATTGATGGAACCTGCAATTCCGTTGGCGTCTCGCGCCTGGGTGTGGACGGTGATCTGGCCGATGTTCACGCCGGCGCCGGCGCGGGCGAGGTACTTCCGCCCCCGGTCCATATCCGCGATCAGGTCGCGATATCGCTCATTGTTTCGGCCTTGTGGGCGCATGAAGTCGCGGAAATAGGACGCCATTGTGCCGTGGGCTGTCCGCTGCGCCAGCACTGACCGGCCGCCGTGATCACCGCCGTTCAACTCCCACCAAAGGAATTCCAGCTGTTGCATCATCGACGGACTGTGGCCGTATCGCCTGAATAGCTCTCGCCGTCTTGATCCACGCCATTGCCCAAGGCCGAACGCTCCATTGGCGGCCATCCCGAGCGACCCGCCTTCAGCGTGAATCCCGGCCCGGATACCCAGCGCCTGTTCGCCGGACAGGCCGCGCCTCATGAAGTAAGTGACGATAGGGTCAGCGCCTGCGGGTGTGGCATTTGGCAGCGGGATGCGGACTTGCCCATGGTCGCTACCTGGCAAGAGGTTTTTGGCGTTTCCGCGCGCGACGCTTCCGACGCCCCAGCCATCGATGCCGCCAATAACCGCCCCGATAGCCGCCCCTGGTAGCCCCCCCAACAATCCGCCTGCAGCAGCACCAGCCGCTGCGCCGGATAGAGTATCCTTAGCTTCCTGCGGCGTGTCAGTCATCTTTCCAAGGAAGCCAGATATGGCCTGAAACACCGGCAGCATCTGCTGCAGGATCGGAACCAACGCCTTCATGTACTGAGTGTTGAGTGTGGCGAGTTCTTCCTGAAGCTTCTCAGTTTCCTTCGCCAATTCTTCTTGCCCGTCGGCGTTCGCCTCGTACTTCTGAATCAGCTCGTTGACCGCATCCTGCCCTTGCATGAGCATGGAGACCATCGGGCCGGACAATCCGATTTGCATCAGGCTGTCGGAGTAAAACTGCGGGTTCGTTGTACGGAGCCGTGAGCCCGCCAGCTTCTGCAGGATATCACCCGCGCTGCCTGTGCGCAGGTCGTTGCCGGTGATTCCGAGCATCCCCCACTGGTTCTGCTCCTGCGGCCCCATTTGACCGCGCTGATACTGCATCTTCGCGCTCTGGATGCGCTGCAGCGAACTGTCCGCGTCTCCGGCAGCCCCGCCGAAGCCCTTCATTGCGGAGCGCCAAGCCCAGATTTGCTTGACCGACATCCCGATCATCTGACCGAAGCGGTCGGCGCTGGCAGCGCCCGCCGCCATGTTTGCGAGGAAGCCGGTGATCGACTTTGCACCCATGAACGCGAGACCCAAGCCGACGACTTCGCGCGTGACGCCCTTGATCGTTTCGCCCGCCTTCCGACCGGACTGCTCGATCGCGTCGAAGGTCTTCTTCTGGCCGTCTTTCAGCTTGCGCGATTCGTCATCGATCTCGCGGGCGCCAGACTTGAAATCGTCTAGCTTGAGCCGGAAGATCGTGACAAATTCGTCAATGACGTGCGAGGCCATTTTAGCGCTCCGAGGTTGTAACCTCAGGATAGCGAGTGAAGGGAAGGCAATGCGCAGGATTGGTTATCTGTTTGTCGGCCTCGCTGCCGCGGCATCATCGGTCTGCGCCGACGCGAAGCCCCAAGCCCGCTATTTCCAGACCAGCAAGGAGTTGCAGCGGCAATGGATGGTCATGGAGACGGAATGTCGCGGCGGGCAACACGACCCGAATGATGCCATCTGCCGGTCACGCGACAGCATCGGTGCGGAATTGAAGCGTCGAGGTATCTGTTGGGCGTATAGCGACTGGCGCGTCTTCCCGACGCAATACGACTGGCATCCATGCTCACAGCCGCGCCCGAAGGGGTGGCGGCCTTAAGCCCTTTCCGCCGCTTCGTGTGCACGGCGCTCGTTCTCAGCCGTGACCGCCAACATTTCGAGCAGATCGTAGACGTCCTCCAGCCCATAGACGGACTGGACTTCGGCTAGGCTCGCTTTGCCCGCTGAGACGACCGCGCCGCACGACCTGGGGGCGTTGACGAATTCTGCTGGTTCGAAGCTGTCACCGCCGCCGACAAACCTGAGAGGGCGGCGGTGATGGAAAAACCCAAGTGCAATTCAAGCACCTCCGCGCGCAGTTTCAACAGCGTCGCGATCTCGGAGATGTCGCCGTCGTTGAACTTGTCGGGCACCATCAGCGCCCGGGTAATGGGCAGCCCGGTCATCGGGTCCTTGGCTGAAACGTCGGGCACGAAGCTGATGCAGTCGACCATGGCCGCCATGAGCGGCTCGACATCCTGATACGGCGCGCGCTTGAATGCTTCTAGCCCAACCGCGAGAAGGCCGATCGCGCCTGCGGACGCGACGTCGTCGGGGATCTCCATCCCAGACTTCGCCAGCACGGAAAGCGCTTGAAGCGCCCACTTCTCCGTCTCCCACGCCGACTTCTCGACGATAAGGAACGACTTGCCCTTGTCCCGCCCCTCGGCGTCGATGGTGACCGTCTTGTGTTTGCGCACGTCAGATCTCCGGCGTCGGGGTCACGCTCTGCCAGGTCAGGGTGTGACGGCGCGGCTGCAGCGTCTTACGGGCCGCAGGCATCGGGGCGTAGGTGGTCAGGAAGCCCCGGGCGCAGATGAAAACCTTGTCGACGGCGGGCAGGATGATCTGGCCGGTCGCGACCAGCGCGCGCTTGTAGGTGCGCTCGTAGGTTGCCCAGGCGTCGAAGAAGTCGTTGGACTGGCTGTCAGCCTGCAGGGTGACGTTCTGCATCGCCGGGGCAGGGATGAAACCGGCGCTGAGCCGGCCATCGACGCCCATCGACGTCTCCTTGATCGTCTGTGCGTCGATGTCGGTGATGTCGTCGGCGCTGAAACCCTGAATCCGAACGGCGACGGGGAAGAGCGGGTCCACCGAGATCGTGAAGATGCAGTCGGCGCTGGTAAGCGTGCGGGTGTTCATCTTCGATCCCCCTTACTGGACGTTGACGCTGCTGAGCGTGATGGTCTGGACGCTCTGGCCGTCGGTGTAGAAGACGGTGCATGGCGGCGAGCCGCGTGCCGCGCGCACCGATGCGTCAGCGTCCTGCACCAGCACGTACCAGCCCTGCAGTTCGAGCGTGTCGGCAACGTTGCCACCGGCGAGATTGTTCACCTCGGCCTTCTGCTGCGCGCTGAGCGTGACACCGGCACGGATCGCGCCGAAGTTCACGGCGCTGTCGATGACGCCGCGCAGGGCGGCCTTGATCAGCGCGTAGCCCTCGGCGTTGTACGGGACCTGCCCGACGCTGGTCAGCAGCTCCATGAGCGCAAGCTGGAAGGCGTTGTTCATCCAGACCTGGCAGACCCAGCTGTCGATCCAGTCGAATGCGCCGCTGATCTGGCCCGGGTAGAAGAACGTGAAGGCATCGTTCGCCGTCGCGTAGGAGCCGACGAAGTTGTAGCCGTTGGCCTGCAGGTTGGCGGCAACGGTCTGGTCGATGACGCCGGCCGTCACGTTGCCGGTGCGGAAGGCCATCGTTGCCCGGCCGTTGGTGCGGCCGAAGTCGAGGCTGGCGATCGCCCCCATCAGGAACGCTGCGATCTTGGAGCCGTCGTTCGGATCGTAGATCGGGACCGCGCCGGAATAGCCGTTCGCGCGGACCTGCGCGCCGAAGCTGGTCGTGTCGCCGTTCGCGATGGCCGCTGCGGCATTGTCCCAGCCAACGAAGGCGAAGCGGTCGTTCTTGCTGTCCGTCCAGACCGAGAACAGGACCTTGTCGGCAGTCGAGACGGCGAAAGTGGTCGAGAAGCTGACGAAGTTCTGCGTCAGCGCGATCAGCGCATCCATCGCGGTCGCAGGCGTCGAAGCTGCAGCACCTGCGCTGGTCACGGCACCATCGGCGGGGCGAAGGCGCAGGTTGGCGCCGAGCGATCCGGTCGACGAGGTGTAGACGACCGATGCCGCCGAGCCCGTGGCGACTGAGGTGAACACGAAGGCATTGGCGATGCTGTCGTAGGTGACGGTGAAGCCGGGCGACGAAAACGCGGCCTGGATCGCGGCGGCGGCGTCGCTGAAGCTGGTGATCGCGCTCAGGCTGATGTTGCTCGATGTCTTGGCCGCACCGCCGACCGTAATGGTGAGCGTGCCGCTGACCCCCTGCAGCTGGGTCAGCGTGATGCCTGCCAAGCTGTTGCCGCGCAGGAATGCAGCTGCAGCGGCATCAGCGTAGCGATAGAACCGCAGCGCGGCGGGCTTGATCGTCGAACCGTCGTAACCGGCGAAGTAAATCGCGGCGAGCCCGGCTTCGGTGCTGAGCGGGCCGAAATAGGCTGAGACGCCCGACGCCGATGAGAACGAGAGCACGGCACCCATCGGTACCCGCGTCGAATTGGTGAGGAACAGGCCGACCAGATCGAGCCCCGAGCCGCCCGCATCGATGACGCTGGGCAGCACGGAAACAATCGCCGACGCCGGGATGCTAGATGCCATGGGTGATCTCCGTCAAACCTGTAATCAGCGTATCAGCGAATTGCTGGGGCACGCTGAGGGCGATGGTCCCGTGGAAAGTGCACTGGATCATCCAGCGCTGGATCCACTGCTGCTCGCCCGCAATTACCGGCATCTGCTGCGGGTCGGTGCAGTGCATGGGGGAAACGCCCGCCGCTTTGAACTGCTCGACGCCCCACAGACTGCGGAAGGTGGTCACGATCGTCTGCGCGGCCTCGGCCGCCTCTGGGCCGTAGCAGTCCACCTGGAAGGTGAGGGTCGTTGACAGGCCCATTTCCTGTTCCTGCGCGCCGACGTCGTACTCGCGGACGGTCGTTGCGACGGCACTGCGTCCAACGGACTGCATTACGATGAAGTCGGGGCCGTCGGGCATCGGCACGCGGTTGATTTGCCCGCGCACGACCTCATTGCCTGTCACCGCCGTCAGAAAGTCTCCGAGCGCGACATAGATATCGAACTGCGTGGGGGCGGTGTTCATGCCGTCGGGTCCGTCATCTGCGAGGTGATTGCGGCCTTGCACCAACCGGAGCCGATCCAGCCTTCGAGCAGGGCGACAACCAACCAGGTCTGTCCGCGCAAACCTTCAGGCGTGGCTACATCGGTACCGAACACGATGATGTCGCCGCCGCTCTGACTTGAGCGATCAGCGCTGCTCAGCTGACGGTTGGCGAAAACGCTGGCCTGCCCATTGGAGATGTTCATCTTTTCGAGGTGCTGCAGCTCTTTCTGCGTCAGCGCCTGTACCTGAACCACGATCGGCTCTTCGCTGTAGGTCGGGATCTGATCGTAGCTCGCCCCCTTCGTGTAGCCTGTGCTCCGGCGCAGTGTGGCCGCCACATTGGGATTGATCCGCGACGTCACCCGATTGGCGATGGTGCGCAGGTTCATGCCGCCTCCTCGTGATCGACACTCGCCAGCATGTGCCCGGTCCAGCTCAGCGGCTTCTTGGCCGGAGCCGTCACGCCGGCACGGACATCGCGGCGCGCCTGCTGGACGTCGTCGAAGGTCTGCCCCCCCATGGGGAAGCGCTGGAATAGCAGGTCGGTCACCGGGCTGTTCGCGGGGCCAGCACCTTGCACGATCGCCTCGCGCAGCTGGCCAGCAATGCCCGCCCCCATCAGCGGCATGGCCTTGCCGGTGTCGCCCTCATTCGCCCGAAGGACCGCGGCGAACGATTCCCCCCAGGTCGACGACTTCTCGCGCACCATGTTCGTGAAGAACGGACGTGCCGGGATGCCTGCCTCGGGTGCGCCGAAGTTGTTGAGAGCCGCCACCATCGCGACCGGCGTCCCGTCGGGGTAGGTGGCGTTCTCGAGGAAGCCGACGCGGGTCTCGGTGAGGTGGCCCAGCTTGGCGCCGTATTCGCGCAGGACTTCCGCGATCCGGTCGCCGCCGGTTACGGTCGCCACGGCCTGCTCCGGAACGGCTCGAAATTGTAGGCCTGTGCCGGGACGTAGATCGCAGAGCGATAGGGCTTGGTCGCTTGCCAGAACGACAGCCCATAGCTGGTCTGGGCGAACCAGGGCGCGGTACCCGCTTCGAGGCCGCTGTCGACGCTAACGGAGACCGAACCTTCCGATGCCGACGAGACGCGCCCCACCATGCCCGTGGGCTGGCCGCTGGGTTCGAGCGCGCCGGCAAGGGACGCGATATGCGCCGCCAGCATGTTGAGCAGGACGCCGCGCACGGCGACATCGGAAACGACGCTGCCGTCGGTGTTGTCGAGGTAGAGCCCGGCTTCGGCGAAGAAGAGGGCGGCCCGCTCTTCGCTGACCGCCCCGAACTCCGGATACCGCTGGATCCACGCGGCATAGTTGAACGCCGCGACGCCCATGGATTACTTTTCCTTGACCGAAACCTCGACGCCAAGCTCGTCGGCCGACTTCTGTTCGAGGCCCGACTTGACCTCGCCAGCAAGTTCCTTGGCCTCGTCCTGCGCCTTGTTCGCGGCAGAGGCGAAGATCACGCCGTTGACGACGGCAGGGAACTCGGCCGCGTCCTTCTTCCAGCCCTCGAACCACTCGGAATCGACGCCGGGCGTCATGCCGTAGCCTTCGAGCAGAACCGGCTCGCCGGTGACGTCGACACCCTTGGCGCCGTTGAACACGACCGACGTGCCGCCGAACTCGGCCTTGAAGTCGAACGGCAGCTTGCTGCAAACGGTAACGGTAGCCATGTGATCAAATCCCCAGCATCTGGACGATGGCATACGGGAAGCGGATGACCGTCCCCCAGGTGCCCGCCGACTTCTTCTGTTCCCAGCCAGACGCCATGGTCAGCACCGGATGGACGCGCATCTTTTCGGTGAACGCGGCCTTGGTGACGGGCTTGCGGTTCACCTCGCGCAGCTTGAACTGCATCAGGTTGCCCGAGCCGGTCGCGTTTTCCGGAACGACGGTGAAGTTCAGGTTCGGGAACGACTGCTGAAGGATTTCCTTCACGGTCTTGCCGAAGTCGTTGGTCTTGGCGAGGTACGGCTCGACGGTGTTCGGGATCGAAACGTCGAACGGGCTCGACATGTTGACCAGCGCCGGCATGGCGGTCTGGATCGCCTGGTAGCACTTGAGGAAGTCGTTGTAGATCTCGAGGACCGTGGCGTTCGCCCAGGTGTAGCCGCCGGCCACCTTGGTGACGGGCTGGATCGTCGCGGGCAGGGCCGGGTCATTCAGGCCGCCGTAGAGCTTGAGGCCCGAGATGCCATAGAAGTACGAGGCGTTGAGCGCGCGGGCGAGCGTTTCCGAGCTGGCTTCCGACTGGAGCGACGCCCAATCGATGCGCGCCTCGCCATAGCGCGCCAGTTCACGTTCACCCCAGCGGGTGAAGGTCTGGAAGTGGAAGCTCTGGCGGCTGACCCAGTTGGCGTTCGCGCCCGACTTGCCGTTCTGGTTGAAGTCGCCGTAGGCCGACACGAAGCCGGTGACTTCCGTCAGCGGGAAGGACGCGGTGTCGGTCGTCCAGTCGCCCATCTTCTCTTCGCCATAGAACTCCGCAGCCTGCGTAGGCTGGAAGATGACGCTGATGATCTCGGGCGAGATGTACTGGGTGAACAGGGCGGGCACGCCGATATTCGGCGCGGTCGCCAGCGTGGGCTGGGCGTCCATGGCAAGGGACATGCCATTGCCGGTGTTGCGCCATTCCTTGGGCAGGTAGTCCATGCCCATGGGGAGTTCGATGCCACCAGCTGCAAGGCGGGCGCGGTGTTCAGCGAGACGAGCAGTCAGCATGGCTTAGAACCCCATGTGCGAGATGATGAGGATGTCGCCCGCCACACCCGCCGTCTTCACGAAGAAGCGGGTTTCGTAGGCGGTGGTGACGGTGGCCGTCGGCGAACCGGTCGCCGTGGCGTTGGCCGACAGGGTGGCCGTGCCGGCGACAGCGTTCACGGTGGCGACAGTTGCGCCAGCCGGAATGCCGGTGCCGCTGATCGGCATGCCCGGATTCAGGGTCAGCGAGGCCGGGGTGTAGGTGATGTTGGCCGAACCGTTGGTCGTGCCGATCGTGCCCGTGGTGGTCGGGGGCGAACCGGCCGTGCCGAGAACGATGGTGCCGTCGACATATTTGGCGAACACCTTTTGGCCGATCGTACCGCCGCCGCTCGGGGCGGTGATGAAGTAGGCGCCGCCATCGTACAGGGTGATGCCAAAGCCAGCGTTCACCGCGAGCGATGCTTCGCCGAGGAAGGTGGTGATGAGCGAGCGCTGTTCGCGGCCGACGAAGCCGAAGCGGGTCGAGGCGAGGTTGGGCTTGCCGTTGGTCACGACGCCGGTGTTGTCGTCCGCCCAGGCGAATACGCCGACAGTGACGCCCGAGGGGCCTGCGGTCAGTTCACCCGAGAGAGCCGGGACCGTGGAGTAGGGGCCCGAGGTGGCGAAATCGCCAGCCACGCCGAGCGCGAGATTGCGAGATACGCTGGTCTGAAAGCCGGCCATGGTTACTTGCTCCCGTAGAAGGCTTCGAAGCTGTCGTTCGCGCGCTGGGCGGCTGCAGCATCGAGGGCGATGGGCTTGGCGTTCTTGCGCTCGGTTTCGCGCACGACGATCGCCTTGAGCGTGGCGACGGGCGAACCCTTGAGCGCGGCCTTGGAGTAGCCGACGCTGTCGAGCGCCAGGTGATAGATCGCCACAGCGCTATCCATGCCGACCACTTCGCCGATCAGTGGCTGAACGAGGCGACGAGCCTCTTCGATGGCGAGGACGTCGGCGCGTGCATCGCTGCGGGCCTGTTCCACCATGCGACGGACGGTCGCGGCATCCATGGCCGGCTTGTCGTCCTTGTCGTCGTCATCGTCGGACTCGTCTTCGGCCTGGCCGTCGTCTTCGTCCTCATCCGCCTCGTCTTCGGCCTGCTCGTCATCGTCGATCTTGTCCTCGTCGTGGGCGAGGGGAGTGATCGCGGCGATGGCCTTGGCGAGCGCGTCGGAATCGAGCGCGGCGTCGGTGGCGAGGTGAGGGGTGACCAGCGCGGCGACCTTGTCGGCGATGCTGGCGGCGGAACCCTTGCGGGCGATCGATTTGCTATCGACACCGGCCAGCGCCGACGAAATGTCGACCTTGGCGTCGGCGGCGAGCAGCGGGCGGACGAGGGACTGGACGGCCCCCGAAACCATCAGCGCGGTGCGCGACTTGAGCTTCATCACTTCATCTCCGACCAGAACGTCAGGCCCCGCGCGCCCTTCGATCACCAGAGCAACGTGGTTGCCCATGATCTCCCGCATTACACCGTCGTAACGCAAACCTTCGGGCGTCACGCCGGAGGTCATGTCGGCGCGGTAGCGATAGCCGCAGGAAAGCTCGCGTTTGCGGTCAGCCTCGATCGCGTCCTGTTCGGCCTGGCGCCAGACGACCAAGCTGTTGCGCAGGTAGGTGCCATCGAAGCTGGCATCGGTGCCGGTCGAGCCGATGATCAGGTCTTCGGGCAGCTGTTCGGGCAGCACAGGAACATGCTCGGCGAGCAGCGGGATGTTGTTGAACGTGTCGGCCGCGCGCGCCAGCTCGTCGGGATCGCGGTAGAGCTGGTAGACGCGATCGGGATCAAGCCCGAGTTCCGCGGCACCAGGAATCTCGCGACCGTAGTAGGGGCAGACGTTCGCCTTCGAGATGTTCGACACCTCGACGTGCAGGAAGCCGTTGGCGTCACGGCTGCGGACGCTGGGCGCCCGGTCCATGGCGATCAGGATCATGCGAAGACCTCGTGCTTGACCTGGTCGCCATCGCGCCAGACCTTCCACTTGCCCGGCACGGCAATCCGCTGGCAGTGGCGGGCGCGCACCTGTTCGATCGCGGCTGCAAGGTCTTTCGGCATGGACAGCACCCTTTCCATCACAGGCGGGTCACAAGTACCGGGCCGCTGGTGACCCGGTACTGCGCGGTGAGCTTGGAGTTGACGGCGGTGGGCGTCAGCGTGACGGCGAACGTCACCGTGTCCGAGACGACCGTCGCCGTGAAATTGAAGAAGCCGGACGCCGGGCTCGCCGGGTCGGAAAAGCCGACAGCGGTTTGCTCCGTGGCCGTGACCGTCGATCCGTTGTGCTTGATCGTGAAGGCCTTGCGCCGCACGCCGGGCGCGACACCTTGCACGATGCCGCCGACCTCGAGCTCGACGACGCAGGAATAGTCCGCTTGGATCTGCACCGAGCACAGCGGGATCGACTGCGCGCCGATAGGCAGGCTTTCGAGGTATGTGCCGCCGGTGGATTCGCCGTAGCCCTGCGCCTCGAACTTGTGCCCAGCGGTGCGGAAGCTGTCCTTCGCGATGTCGATGTCACCGCCGACGTTCTGCGGTGCTGAGCGCATGTTGATGTTGGGCGTGGTCGGCAGAGGGTCGAAGAAGATGCCGCGCTTGGCCTGAGCATCGATCTGGCTGTGCGGCGTCAGGCTGATCTGTGCCCGGTAGGAGCAAGCACCATCGATCGACACGGCACCGACCTGGAGGCCTGAGAAGTGCCCGCTGATCGTGATGTCGCCGCACACCGCATTCACGCCACCCGCTTCGATGCGGACATATGCCGGATAGCCCAGCAATTCGGTGCCGACTGGATCGGTGCCGGTCGGAGAGACGCCGACGGCTAGGTTGTCACGGCAGCCTTCGTACGACCAGCCAGTGCCCGAACCGGTGCGGCGGCGGAAGAAATACTTCGCGTTGAGCGCGCCGTAGTAGTTCGGGACGCATCCGGCGACGATGCCGTGGTTCATCCGGCTCTCGTTGCCGAACGGCGTCGTGTAGGTGCCCGCATCGTCGTCGAACATCTGGTAGAAGCCGTAGCCCTTCACGTCCCGGAACTCGGGGTAAAGGATCAGCGCGCCCGCCGACTGGAACTTGATGATCGAGCTGCTCTTCTGCGCCTGCGTCCCGTTGGTGTTAATGAAGGTGCCGCCACGGATGAACCAGTCATGCACCTCGCCCGAGGTTGCCGGCGTCTTGAGCGTCAGCCAGGCAGTCGTGGTGTTGGTCAGCACGCGCCCGTCGCAGATGATCGACACAAGCCCGGTGAGGCAGCTGATCCCGCCGTCGATGTACCAGTCGCCATTGGGGATGTAGATCGCGCGCCCCGTCGAGGCGGCAACGGCGAAGAGGTCTTGCACGGCTGTCTTGTTGGCGGCCGATACATCAGGCGTGGATCCGCGAACGCAGACCGTGGCGATCGACAGCGGCGCCTGCTTGATCGCCTGAACCGCCGCTTCCGTGCTCTCGCCAGTCGACAGGCCGACACGCGACGCGCCAGCGGTGCCGTTGAAGTAGGCCACGGTGGCGAGGTTGCGCTGCAGCTCGGCAGAGCCCGCGTTGTTGCGGTAGATCGTGACCGTGCCGTCACCATTGTCGACCGCGAAGCTCTGGCCGTTGAGCGTGTCAGCTATACCCGCCGCCGTGCTGGCGTAGGACGGCCCGACGATGGCCTCGGCTGCGGTTGCGGCAACGTCCGCCTGCGCTGCGGCCTGCTGCGCCTGCTCCAGATAGAACAGGTTGTTGTTGTCGAGGTCCTCCGCCAGCGCCGTGAATGCCACCTGAGCACCGCCCGCGAGCTTGATGGCTGAGCCGCCGCGCGAGCTGAACATGACGCTGCGGGTCATCTGCTGGCTCTCGGCGAGGTAGGTGCCGCGCCCGATTTCCCAGTTGGCGCCCTGCTGGATCGAGTAACTGTAGCTGCGCCCGTTGGTCAGCGCCTCGACACCGCGATAGCCCGTGGCCGCTGAGCCGAGCGTCAGAGCGCCGGTTCCAGTGCTGGTGATGTTGATCTTGGTCAGGTCAACGAGCGTGGACGCCATGAGTTACTCCTATGTAATCTCATGGTAGGGCGGTCAGTCGAAGCCGGGGACTACGGGAACCCAAGTGCACCGGCAGTTGATGGCGACGCCCGGCAGAACAGGCCCGAGCCCGTCGCCGAAGTCGTGCCCCTCGGCCAGCTTGAAGCGCTTCCCGCTGAATCGGACGTGCGGCTCTCGCGGATGCTTGCCGCCGGCACTGTGCAGCCACTTGCCCTCGGTGATGCCGATCTCGGTCTCGCGAACCCGCCGCATGACCGCCGTCGCCTTGTTGTTCTGATCGCGGGCGATGAAACTGGCACGCTTGCGGGTGAGGCCGTAGGTCTTTTCGAGCGCCTTGGTCAGCTGGCCGAGGTCGCGGCCTTGGCTGACGGATTGCATCACCAGCATCTCGACCTTGGCGAGGTGCTGCGAGGCAATGGACTTGATCAGGCCGACGTTCTCGGCGCGTACCGCTGCGAAGGCATCACGCATGGCCGGCGTCATCTTGAACTTCACGGTGAAGCCGCCCTTGCGCAGCATGTCGGCAAGGGTGCGGTCGCAGCGCGCCCGGGTCGCAGTGCTGAAATACTCGGCAAGGCTTTCGGCCAGGTCGTCGAAGCGCCGGATCCAGCGCCGTGCCGCTTTCTGGATGATCGCCTGCAGCGCCTTGGCCGGTATCTCGTCCTTGGCGATCGTCTCCGGCTCACGGCGTTTCCAGACGCGCTCGATCTCGCGCATCAGGTCGCGGTGCATCGCCGCCAGTTCACCCCAGACCCGCTGCTCGTACTTGGCGCGGATCGGGGCGGCGGCGCGGATGGGTTTGAGCATCACGCACCTCCGAACGCCAGCGAAGCCTCATCCTCGTCGTCATCGTCCTCAGGCTCAGGCGCTGGCCCAGACAGACGCCCGGCATAGAGCCCGCCTTCCTCGTCGTTGAGCCTGTCGCGCGCCTCTTCGGGGCTGACGACGCCGGAATTGATGTACGTGGAATCGGCCTCTGCATCGGACTTGCGGATCGCGGCCTTGTCGGCGTCCGACATCTCCCAGAGGCTCTCGAACTCGAAGCTGATCTCGGGATCGATCGCGTCGAACAGACTGAGCTGCACGACGTTGAGCAGGGTCTTGAGGTTCGGCCCGACGACCTTCTCGTTGTAGGCCAGCACCTTGTCGTAGAAGGTGCGGACCTCGCCGTCTGAGCTGGCATTGAGGCCCGAGGGGGTGACGCCGAGCAGAATCACCAGCGGGATTCCGGAGACCGACGCGATCTGTTCGAGCGCCTGTGCCTGCAGCTTGTCGAGACCTGCGATGGGGGCTGAAACGTTGGAGAATTCCTCGCGGTCCTTGTCGACAGCGAAGATGCCGCGGTTGTCGCGGGTCCGGCTGAACATGTCGAGGCGATCGAACAAGTTCTTGGCGACGCCGCCCGAAAGCACCTGGTCCATGTCCGTCTTCAGGACCATCACCGAGAACGCATGGGTCAGGTCCGAAACAGACTGACGCGTCCGAAGCCAGTTGTCGACGTAGGGCTTGCAGAGCTGCGACAGCGCCATACCCCCGAAGGCATAGGCGGGTTTCAGCATGTTCGGGACCGGCCTCCCGACCAGCGTCAGCATGCGACTGGCATGCACGGTCTGGCCGGACACGTACCAGGCCGACGGCTTGTAGAAGTCCGGAGCGAGCGGGTTCTGCGCCGAGTAGGCGCCGGGGTATGCCCACATCGGCTCGACGAGATCGAGGCGGGCGAGGGGCTTCGCGGTGCCGATTTTGCCCTTGTCGAGGACGATGGGCTTGTCGGTCTCGTTGCGGTTTTCCCAGTCGCCGAAATCCATGAAGAGATGGATGCGCCCGAAGAAGCACTCCTTCTCGATCGCCTCGCGGAACAGGTCGCGCACCTCGAGCCGGTCAAGCTCGGCGTTGATCGCGTTGACCTTGTCCTCTGGCCCTTTGACCTTGATCCACTTGCGGGTGCAGTGCTCGGCCCAGATCGACGCAACATGCCGGTATTCGGCGCGCTGGCTCAGTTCGGCGAGGTAGGGGTAGCCGAGGAAGCCGATGCCTTCGTGCGCGAATTCGGCGCTCAGGGCATAGCTGATCAGCGCATCGGAGCCCGGAAGGCTGTCCATCGCCATCCCGGCAGGCAGCGTGCCAGGCATGGGCTCAGCGACGCGGAAGGTGCGCTCCGGCAGGAACACCGGCGCGTTGTGCCGTTCCGCCTCATACAGCGCCACCGGGCTGATGCGCATCTCGCGCGCCTTCTCGATGTCGGGATTGACCGCAGCGACTGGCAGGGCGGTGCCGGATTTCCAGAAGGCCCGCCACGCGGCACGGATGCGACTAAACATCAGCGGAACAACCTATCGAGAGGGAGCGGGTCGCCGTCGTGCGGTTGCGCCCTCACAGGGGCGTCGTCTTCCGCAAGCCCGGAGTAACGGGGCCGATCTCGCGGCCCCGCTGTAATCGGCTTGTCCGGATCCTTACGCGGCCGGCGAGAAGTCGACATAGAACTTCTGGCCGGGCTCGAACTGGCCATGCAAAGCCGGGTTGGCGATGCAGATTTGCAGGTGAGCGCTGGGGCTCATTTTTGCAAAGGTGTTGTCCTCGTCGAACTCACTGTCCGAATAGCTCGACTTTGAGACGGCAAAGAAGTTGACGGTCTCGGTCACAGTCTCGCCAGTTTCGGGATTGCGGTACGGCATCACCGAACCGACCTGCAGCTTGGCACGCATGGTAGTCATGGACTTCTCCTTCAGCTGATTGCGAGCATCTGACCTCGCTACGACGCTGTAAGGTCCATGTTACCTGTGCTATGCCGGGCGCATGGTACTCAGCCTCAGGGATCTGCTCGAAGCAGCCGCCGCGTCCGAAGAGCTCAAGGCGCGCAAGGCCCGGCTTGAGGAGCAGGGCGTGTCCGAAGAGGAGCAGGACGCGATCTGGGCCGAGATGGCGCGCATCATGCCGCCGCAAGAGCCTCAGGACTGATCTGCATCCCGCGTCGACCCGGCGCGAACGCCATCACGAACGCATCGGCAAGGTTGGGGGAGGGCTGGGGCCCGCCGACGCGGTTGGCCTTGGCAAGGTCCTTCTTGCTCTCGACCTTCACCTTGCCGGCGTTGTCGAAGTCGCGCTTCGGCGTGCAGAGCTCGTCGATCAGCTGGTTGAGGTGCGGCAGGTTGCTGTCGATGAAGATCATCTCATCGGGCCTGAACGTCATGTCGGAATGCACGGCGTTGAAGGTGTTGCGGAAGCGGTCGGCAACGCTCCACCACGCCTGAGCCTTGAGGTTCGCGAAGAAGTCCTTGTTCGAGCGTGGCGGATGGGATCGGCCATAGATCTGGTCGGGCCGGTCGACAGCGCCGCCAGCGTTGAACCCGGTGTGGCGAACCGGCGTCGCGCGCGGGCCCGCAGCCTGATTGAGCTCGTTGATCTTTCCGCCGGTCATCGCACCGACGCCAATGCTATCGAACGTGATGTCGGCACCGTGCTCGCGGGCCTGATCCCAGACGCGGGTGGCCGACTTCAGCAGCTCGTGCTCCCCGGCCTTCCATTGACCCGCATCGCAGGCGAGGGGGCCATGGGCGCGGATCGTCGCGCACTTGTCCGAACCGCTGTCAGCCACGTCGAAGCCGATGCGCATGGAGCCGCTGATCTCGATGCCCAGCGTCTTGTGAGCGTCGATCGCTGCCATGATCCACGACCGCTTGATGACCGCATCGTCGTCATCGTCACGGGGGACACCGAGATAGATATGCTCGAACTCGTCAGCGTCCTCGGCCTTCGCCGCGTCGATCACGTCGGTCATGGTGCGCGATAGAAACGGGTTCTCGGTGTAGTTGATCTGGCGCACCAGCGTCCCGCGCGGTGGCGACACGACGAACCGACGCCAGGCGAAGTCGGTACTGAGGCGCGGGTTAAAGATGATCCAGAACTGCGAGCCTTCCTTGCGGACCGTCGGCTCCAGCACTTCCCATTGTTCCGCTGTGAGGGCATGCGCTTCCTCAAGCCAGCAGATGTCGACGCCTTCGAGCGACTTGATTTCGGAGATGTGACGCCAGAGCCCGTAGAACAGGAACTCAGAACCGGTGCGCCGGTGAATGATCTTGTTATCAAGGATGCGGAACTGGTCGCGCAGCCCGAACCGTTCGATCTGCAGCACCAGCAGCGAGTAGACGGATTCCTCGATCTTGTTCTGGAACTGGCGGGCGCAGAGGACGCGGATCTTGTAGTTGCAGGCGAGGTAGACCGCGAACCCGGCGGCGTCCCACGACTTCGACGAGGCACGGCCGCCGTAGAGGACGCGGTTGCGGATCGATTCACCGCGCTCGTTGCGTTTCGCCAGCCAGAACGGCCGCAGCACAGGATTGAGCGTCGGGCCCTCCGCAGCGCGGCGGCAGGCATGCAAAGTTCCTTCGATCATTGGCCTTCTCCTTCTTCACCGTAAAATTTGTCCAAGCCCGGCGCGATGTTTATGTTTACTTGCGCTCCGCCCTCCTTGAAGGCCAGCACGTCGATATGCTTGCCAACTAATTCGAGGGCCTTGGCTGCGCCGGCCGCATTGAATTCGAACAGGGGATTGCCCGCCTCGTCGGTGACTTGCTGGCCCTTGCGGTCGAGGATCGGCGACACCTCCTGCATGCACCGCTCGTGCAATTTGACCGCTTGGCGCAGGACGTAGGCGGCATCGACCGAAGCTTTTTCCGACAGCTTCGAGCGCGCCTCTGTGAGCGCCGCTGAGACGTCAACATTCGTCAACAGCCTCCCACCCTGCTGCTTCGCCGTCTTCGCGCTGTAGCCTGCCCGGATCGCCGCCTGCGTGGCATTGAGATCGACTAGGTACTCCTCCACAAACCGCTGCTGCTTCGGGGTTAGCGCCATCTCACATCTCCATCCCTTGAACGTGCTTGTAATTCCGACCCGAAATCACGTTCCTGATCGTGCCTTCGCTGACACCAAACCGTTTGGCGATACTCGCGCGGGTCTCGGTGGACGCGGAGCAACGCCGTCGGATTTCACGCACCTGGCTGTCGGACAGCTTTCCCCGCCGCTGCTCCCAGATGACAGGGGCCTTCGCATGCGGCTCGAACCCGATCTCGTGGCGCCAGCGAGTTATGGTCGAGGCGCTCGCATTGTAGTGTCGCGCGCATTCTTTCGAGCCAATGAGCGAGAGCAATTGCGCAAAATCTGAAGGCACTGGTCGCCGGAATGTTGCGACGGAGCATGGCTTGCATCTCCCTCGCGAATGCCGATCGATAGCTGTCCCGCAATCGATGCAAAAACGTTCGGACTTGGGCAGCGCTACTTTCGCGCCGGGCCTAAGACTGAATTCACTCCAGCATTCATGGCAACGCACGGATCCGGGCCTGATAGGCTCGCCGCAATCGATGCAGGGTTTCATGACGCCATCCATGGCGCGGGCTCGGTGCTTCGCTGCGCAGGGGACGCAATATGCGTTTGCCTGTTTTGTGATCGGTGCGCCGCAGTCTGTGCAAGAGCGATCCATCACATGAACTCCCTTTTCCAGCCCAGCTTCTCAGCCCGGGCGATCAATTGCTCATCGCTCAGCACGGCATAGTTGCGCCGCCAGTGCGTGCCCTTGGGCTTCGGCGATCCGGTCTCGTCGCAGCGGTAGACCGAACCGAAGCGCCGGAGATAATCCGCAGCCTGTCCGGCCAGCGTCATGTCGCGGTTGTGGATCATGGGGCGGGGCACGAAGCCGCGATCGGGACGCGACTGGCCGATGCCCTTCTTCATGCGCGCCTGAGGCTGCAGCTTCAGCTCCCGACGCCAGCGCGTCACCGTGGCGAGGCTGGCCCGGTAGTGCTGGGCCGCACCCTGCGATCCGAACCGACGCAGCATCGCAAGGAAGTCGTCGGGGCATTCGCGCTTCAGCCCGATATGCGCACAGGCCTTGCAGCGTCCGCGGCTGCTGCGGTTGATCTGGCAGCCACAGTCCCGGCAGTGCTTCGGCGCCGGTTTCGCACCACGGCGGCGGCGGTGCATCGACGGGCGACTGTCTGCCCAGGCGAAGAGCGGGAGGTCCGACACGTTTGCCCTGATACGGACGGCCTGCAGTGAAAGCGCGGTCATGCTGCCCCCATGAGATAAGCGATGGCGTTGCGAAGGTTCGTGTCACGCGCGGTGCGGTAGTGGGCGCGGATCGGCTCAGGGTCCGAGCCATCGCGTGCCGTGCGCATCGTGTCGGCTAGGATCTGGGCTGTGTGCTTGGACCAGCAGGCGGAGAGGTCGAAACACTCGAGCGGGGCATGGGCGAAACACTGGGCTCCCCCTTTAGGGGGAGAGCCCCGCAGTGTTTCGCTCCCTGCCTTTGCCGGGGCATGCGAAACATCGATGTTTCGGTGAGTGTTTCGCTCTGTTACGCGAACCATACGACCTCACCCTCCGCATGGATTTTACCCTTAGAAATCAGAGCTTTCTTGATGCGGTTGAACTGCACGCGCGAAACATCGCGGTTGTGCGGGTCTGTTACGCCGCACCCCGACAGGTGCCTGCGCCAGTTGCCGACCGAAACAGCCGTAACAGTCTGGTTGTTTCGGCTTGTTACGGTCTCGAATCCGGCCGTCAGCATGATCCGATCAAGGGCCTCCAACGCGACGAGCTCCTTGTCGGAGAGCTTGTCCGGCGAGCGCCCGATCACGGTCTGTTGGTCGGGTTCCATGACGACGCAGGAGGTCACTGGCTTCCCCCTGCGGTTGTCTCCCAGTGCCACCGATTGCAGTGTGAAATTGAATGGATCACCGGCTTCAAGATCACGCTGCTTGGCAATACGGACACTGGAAAGGGTAAGTTCGGGATCGCGCTTGATCTCGATCTCGGTATCGGTTGCGGCACGCAGGGAGCTGTGACCGCGAGCGCCGCGTGCCTCGTCCTTGCCGCTGTGGTGAACGATGCAGACATGCGAGCCGGTTGCGTGCCGGATGGCATCGCAGTTGCCGATCAGCGCGGTCATGTCCTCAGGGCTGTTCTCGTTCCCTCCTGCCATTGCGCGTGAGAGCGTGTCGATGATCACCATGGCGACGGTGAGGCCGGTCTGCTCGGCGACGTGCTTGACCAGGGCGATGACCGCATGAACGTCCGCGTCGTTGTCGAGCAGGTTCACCGGCTGCGGCATGGCGACAAAGGGCAGGTCGAGCCCGGGCACGTTGTGATGCCGGCGAAACGCTGCGAGGCGGTTGCGGATGCCCTGAGCGCCTTCAAGCGACAGGTAGACGATAGCGCCGCGGTCAACCTCCCGGTTGCGCCACGGACGCCCCCAGGCAACGTGCAAAGCGAGGTCAACGATGAAGAACGTCTTGCCGCAGTTTGACGGGCCGTAGACCACGGACATGGCGCCTGAGGTCAGCAAGCCCTCGACGAAGTCGTTCGCCTCGAGATCTGGTTCGGCGTCCTTGAACCAGAAGAAAGGGAGCGTCTTGGGCGCGCCCGCGGCCGCCTCGGACGCTTCAGCAGCGGGCTCGGCATCATAGCCCCATTCTGGCGCCTCATCGTACGGGGGCAGGTCGTTCATCCACTCCGGCGGCTCGGCGTCGAACTGCGGCGGATAGATCACATTGTCGGCGCGGCGCTCAGCCCCCAGCTGACGAAGCGCGGCCTTGCGGTCGCCGCCGAACTTGTAGTGCGCAAACAGATCGAAGGCGTCGCCGTAGCACCCCGCGTCGTGTTTCTCGCCAAGACCGGACGCCGCGTCACTGGCGGAGAGTGACACCCACTTTGAACCGATGACCCGTGTGGCGTAGGTATCACCAGTCTGTTGCGGCGATTTCCAGTCGTCCCCATTGCGTGGAGACTGTTCGTAGCCGGACATCTCCAGCATCGAAGTCACGGAATTACTGGCGTTAAAATCGTCGATCAACGACGCGCCATTACCCTGGGGCTGGGACGCACGGCGGCGTTCGGCCTCGGCCTTCAGGCGAGCTCGCTCTCGTTCGTCGATCGCGCGCTGACGGCGGATTGCCGCGATGCCTTGCGAGACAGGACCGCATTCGAGGTCGAGGCCGGAACATGTCAGCGGCGTGGCGTGCCGCTCGAAATAGAGTGGCGTGCCGTCAGCGCCCCGAAGAGACGAGCCATCCTTGTACTTTGGCGGGACGTTGGGGAGGTAGACAGGCTGGCCGGGGCGGGCGAGCGCGTGATCCATCGCGATCCCGCGCGCTTCCATGAATGCGAAGAACGATTTCTGTGCGTCGTACCAAGTGTCGAAGCCTGTGGCGGCCGCCAGCGGCAGGATCACGCGCCAGCGCTGATCACCCGGGCGGCTGTGCGCGCTCGAATAGATCAGATGCGCGGAACTGCCTGCAAATTCGCTGACCGCGGCGACGATGGTGCTTGATTCATGGTTGCCCGCATCGATGTCGCCGGTGAGCGCGATGAAGCTGCCATGCTCGCGCTGCGCAGAATGTTCGCGAGCGTCGAAGTGATCGTAAGACGACGGGATCATCGATGGCGCAGCGCGCTTAATCGCGTCTGCAGGCGCCATCGTCCACAGTTCAGCAAGCGTGCGTGACGAGTAGCACTCTCCGGTCTGCTCGGCCTCGGCGTAGGCGAGGGCCTTAAGACGAGCCCGCTCTTCGCTGTCGACCCGCCGACCATTGGTTTCAATACGAAGCAGGCTGTCGAACTGCCCTTGGAAAAATACGAAGCGGTGTCCGTGCCAGGCGTGCGTGGCTTCGATCGGATGGCTGCTCACTCAGCGCGCTCCGGCTGATGCCAACGGGTGTGGCAAGGCTCGCACAGCGCCACGAGTTCAAATGCGAACTCCGCCCCCTTGTGAGCGTAGGTCAGGTGATGGACGTCAGTCGCTGGATTGGTGAGACAGCCTTCGCAGGTGTGATTGGCTCGGCTCAGGACCTTCGAGCGCCGGCGCTGCCAAGCAGGGGAGCGCAGGTAGTCGCTGTATTCTTCGCGCTGCTGTGGTTGGATACGATCAGCAGCGGAGTTTGCCAGCGCAGTGAGGCGCGCGAGGCGTTCTGCTCGATACTGGTTGCTGAGAGAGGCCGCACGGTCCTTCGTAAAATCGACCGCAACGCCCTCGCGCTCTGCGTCCTCCCGCTTGAGCCAACGGCTCTCGGCATATCCGCACCCGGTGCAGCAGTGCTGGTGCATGGCCTGCCCGCCTGCGTTGGTGAACCGGATGACTACGCGATGCGAATGCCGGCACGCATCGGCCTGCCATTGGGCAAACAACGCGGGGAGGCGCTCGTCACCCTTCAGGAGAACGCGGCGGCCGTCTTCGGCAGTGCCCCACTGAGGGCATTCCGATTCGTCTACAGGGTGAAGCGGCAGAAGCTTCGATTGTTCGTTCACGCCGCGATCCTCCCCACAACCGGCGCACCGTGGCTGGCAAGCCATTCCAGCGCGCGCTCGGGCGAGAAGAAGCAGGCTACCGCATGCCCCATGCGAAAGTGCGCGTTGCCCCAGTCGATCTGCGCCTGTGACAGCGAGCCAGCCTTGCCGCTCGCGTCGTATCCCTTGAACTCCGGCCAAGCGACGCCGCGGCTATTCCCGCGCGGCTGCCAGGTCACGCAGAGGTCGAAAACCCCTGCGACCATGCCTTCCTTCTTGGCCTGCGCCTGTGCCTTGAAGCCGCGCTTCGCCGCGTTCGGGATGGCATGAACGTGCACCCCGCGCGTGCAGGTGCGGACAAGATCGCGGAACTCGATGACGCGCGCCAGCTCGCTCAGGTGCTTGCGGCCGTCAGGGCGTTCCACCGGGAATAGAGGGGACGCGTCGAGCGCGCTTTCCAGATCAGCCCACTGCACGCTGGGCCTCCTGTGCCGCGCGCCATTCCGAAGCCGCGCGCGGAATCGCATCGCGCAGAAATCTACCCGCCAGATCGCAAATTGCAGGATCGCTGGTAGTAGCCTTTCCCAGCCAAGACAGATAATCTAAGTAATTGCTAGAATCATGATCACCTTCGTAGGGCTTCTCCGCGCGAAGCCTTTCATGAGTATATACCCAAAGTTCATTGAACTCGGTGTCAGTTCTCAACGCACTTTGAGCGCGCCTCATGATCCACCGAGCGGCGACCCTCTTTTTTTCCTCAGATGCCGAAGAAAATATGCCGACTGCAGCAGACTGGTTCTTAATGAAATTATCTTTATTTGCAGAGAGCATCCGCTCTCGTTGTTCTTCCCAGGTACGCTTCATCGTTTTGGAGGAGCGAGCGTTGCGAACTTTCTGCCATTCAGGGTCTGCGTGCCGCGCCTTCATTCGAGCCGAAGACTTCGCCGCGAATTCTTTGGTCTGTGTGTAAGCACGCAGCTTTTCGGCGCACTTGGCTTGGCGTTCACGATAGCGCTCGGGATTCGCGGCTCGCCAGGCAGCAAGGGAAGCATTTCGCTTTGCGATTGTTTCAGGGGATTGCTTCTTGGTCACAGGTGCCGCTCCCGCGCGGCGCGCCGCCGATCGATCTCGTTGGCCACGATCTCGCGCACGACAGCCGGCGAAACCTTCCGTGAACGCGCCATGCTGTCGATCGCGCGATCGTCGCCAGCCAGCTTGTCAAGGTCCGCATGGAGCAAGATCGACGAGACGAGCGCGGCGCGGTGGTAGTCGCGGGTGGGCTGCTTGCGCTGGTTGTAGGGAGGTTTCATCCGCTGAACCCCTCCCGAACCTGCCCAGCCAACTGCTCATACGCAGTGGGCGAAAGGCCGTGCTCGCGCATGATCCAGCCTTTGTGCTTGCCAAGGCGAATGTCGCGACGAGCGGCAGAGTTGATCGACCTGCGTTTGGCCTCGCGCTGGTGGCGCTGCTCAAGGATGGCTTCGGCGCGGGTCATGCTGCCTGCACTCCCCGTTCGCGGTGAATCTCGATAAGGCATCGTGCCACGACGGGATTGCTGTCAGCGTAGGACTGCACCCTGCGCAGCAGGTTGAGGATGGTCGTGTGATCACGCCCCAGCCGCTCGCCGATCAGCGCCAGCGACATGCCGCGGCGGCGCAGCTCTTGTGCGACGATCGCGCGCGCGTGGATCAATTCCGAGGACCGCTTGGCTGAAAGCACCTCCGCTTCGGTGACGTTGAAGCGCTCAGCGACCGCGCGAATCAGCATCCGCCACCCGAGCTTGCGCAGGTCCGCGTCGATCAGCGATTTCGGCGCGAATGCTTTGATATTGCGCCCTTCGAACGCAGCGGCAGCAATCGGATCTTCCCGCCGAAAGTGAGCAAGGACGATCTCCCGACGCTCCGCAGCCTTCAATCCATGGACGGCGAGGCGAAGATATTCGTCGCGCAGATGTTCAGGGATATGTGCCAGCCGAACAGCGCGCGCCGCTACAGAAGCCTTTGCGCGATATTCGGGGTTGAGGAATATTTCCTGCGAGCGCCGCGCGCGCTCCTCGATTGCAGCTGGCGCCATGGTCGCGTGCTTGTAGAGGTTTGCCAGATGCCGGGCCCGGTATTGCGGGTCACGCTGGATCAGCTCGCGACGCTTGGCTGCGCGCTTGGCGACGATATGGCGGTCAGTGCCGACCATGCGGGCGTAGCAGCGGCGGCAATATCCGGTCTTGCTGCACCTGGAGATCGGCGCGTCGCACTTGTGGCAGAGGCGTGGCGCTTTCATCACCGCCCTCCCGCAAGCGCCCGCAGGCGCGCCATGTTGTCGCGGTTCTCCGGCTTCAACTCCAATCCGGTCAGAGCAAAGAACCCATCGAGCAGCTTGAGCGCCCAGCGCAGGGCAGCGCGTTCCTCGCGGCTCATACGGCTTGCGGTCCGAGCATCTGGCGGATGCGCTGCAGGGCGGAGTTGCCCTGGCGCGGCGTCCAGCACAGGCGTGCGGCGGCATCAGCCACGCTGAAACCGTCGGCGAGAAGATCGGCGAAGCGATCGGTCTTGGAGAGCTGGGGCTTCATGCAACGACTCCCATGTCAGCGGCGCGCGCACGCAGCGCGGTGACGATCCCGTCGACCTCGCGCAGTTCAGTCGCGATTGCGGCCATGGTCTGGTGATTGAGCTGCGCCCCGCCACCGGGTGCTGCAGCGGCGATTTTTGCGACCAGGGCGGTCAGCGCCGGGAGGATGTTCACCGCCTCTTCGCACTGCGCACGGATCGCCTTGTGGCCGAACAGGGCCATGTAAGGCTGGATGTATTCCCCGCCGAACTTGGCCGCGACCGAAGAGATCAGCGACGCCGGGACCTTCTTCGTCTCCATGCCTTCGAGGCGCTCGACCGTGTCGACCGTGACGTCGAGCAGGCGGGCAAGATCCTTGCTGGTCACGCCCTCGTCGCGCTTGACCGCGAGGATGATTGATCGTGCGGCTTTCTGGATTTCTGCGGTCTCGGGCACGCCGAACAGGCTGTTTTGCCCTTTCGATTCAGGCATTACGCTTCACCATGAGCAGGAACAGAAAAGAGACCGGAGCGCCCGCAAAGGGTGGGGACGGACGCCCCGGCCGGAGTTGGGGACGTTGCCCCGCGCGACCCGAGATCAGGCTCGGGGTGTTGGGTGGTCGCCATGGTCAGGCGGCGTTGCTGGTGGGCCGCGACCACGGTTCGATCTGCTCGAGCGTGTCGATCTGCTCGTCAGTCAGCCCATCAAGGACGGAATGCCGCCAGCCGGTCGTGCGGAGGATGTGGATGGCGAGGGAGCGGCGCGGGTTTCGCGCACCACTCATGATCTGGGAGGCGTAAGGGAGCGATATGCCCGCAGCCGCCGCAATGCCCGTAGGGGTGACCGTTTCCATGCCGCCAATCTTTGCAGATTGCAAAGATATGGTCAAGCGTCATCAAGTAGACGAACTTTGCAGCCTGCGTGAGGACTTGATTGCAGATTGCCTTCACAATGTGGGCATGGCTGATGACAAAAACGGCGGCCCGAATTTCCTCCGCGTGTGGCGGGAATATCGGAAAATGACCCAAGAGGAGTTGGGCGCCGCTTGTCAGCCCCCGACCACCGGATCGGTCATCAGTTTGCTAGAGGAAGGTGAGCGCGGTCTGTCGTTGAAATGGCTTCGCAGATTGGCGCCAGCGCTTCGGACGCGGCCAGGCTGGCTTGCGGACCTAGATCCGCGTGAGGCTGACACTCGCACGCTGGAAATGATCGAGGCTGTTCCTGAGGAAAGCCGGGACCAGGTGATGAAAATCATCGAGACGTTTCTACTCGACGGCACGCACAACTGATGTGCCGCCAGTAAATCGTGCTGATGGCCTTTGTCCAAGGATTGGTGGCGGGTGCAGCGCTAGCAACTTTATGGGCGGCGGCGTCTCACATCTTGAAGCCGCGCCGCAGCCGCCGGGAGCTGCAACAGCTGCTTGCGCGCAAGGCTGATTTGGAAAAGAGAGCCTACGACAACGCAATAACGTTGCTTGGAAATCTGACGATTGCCTGGGGCATGTTGGAGAACTACCTCGATCAGGTAAACGAAGTGATCTTCCTGAACGGCGGCAGTCCAGGATTTAGGACAATGCCCGTCCAGCTTGAGCGCAGATTGGAATTCTTGCGCTCCGGCACTAGGCACAATCCATGGCTTCGGCCATCGGAGGCAGAAGTGCGAGAACTGTCAGCAATTATTGCTGAACTTGCCGTGAAGAGAAACCACATAATCCATGGTATTGTAGACGTCACCGCCTTACACGGTGAAACTATCGTCTTTACTAAAAACATTTATACTGGCGATGGGCTTTTGGAGAATGACCTCTCTGTTAGTCACGACGAGCTTCTGAGCTTTATCAGGAGCGTCATCAAAGCGAACAATCGAATCACGGACCTGTTCAACGCCATAAATCTCGCACTGTTTCACCACCGCCAACGCGATCTCAACTGAGGCATCGTAAGGCGCGAGGCAGACGTCGCCACTCTCGTAAGCGGCGGTCAGAATACGCCATGTGATGTCGACAGCCGGCGGGACCACAGGCGTAGGCGGATAGTGCCTGATACATTCTCGCAAGTGCGCACGACGTGCGACCACTCTGGCCGCCCAGTCAGCTGCATCATGATCGACTGGGAGTGGCGCCCTTTGATCAGCCATTTTCCGTTTTCCTACAAGCGCACCGGGCTTCATGATCGGCGCGGGTGATTCGTGGCCTACGCAGGTTGCAAAGCCTCGCGTCGACTGACTTTGCAATCTGCAATGTTTTTGACTTGACCGCAACTTTGCAATCTGCAAATGTGTTTCCAACAGCCGGTGAGCCGCAAGCGCAGACCCGGCCCAAGTTGGAGCCCCGCCCATGTGGTACCTTTCCCCCGAAGCGCTGACGATCATCGCTGGCATCACGGCCAAGCCGCCGGTCGAGCAGCACAGCCACACCTACGCCATCACCGTCGACCGCTGGAACGAGTTCACCGGCCCGCAGTGGGAGCGCCTCAAGAACCATTGGCACGCGGTCTGGGATCGCTCGAGCTGGTCCGAACGCGATGCGCTGCTGTCGTCATCGCCCGAGGACGTTCTCGGCGCGCTGTGGGGTGATCCGAACGGCAACGAGCACTTCCGGACACACCGCGATCTTTCGGCGGCTTGGGAGCGCATCCGGCGCGATGTGGCTGGGGCTCTGGATCGGAGGGCTGCGGCGTGAGCATCGACGAAGCCCTGCGCGCACTTTGCGCCAAGCACGACCTGACCACGATCAGCGTCCACATGAGTGCTCAATATGGCCCTTGGGCGAACGCTCATTGGCATGGCGAAGGCCTCACTTGCTCCTCTGGCAGCGGGAGGACCGTGGCGGATGCAATCGCTGACGCAATTGCCAACGCGAGCACGGCCCGGACGCCGCCGCCTGAGGTGCCCGCTCTGGAAATGGATGACGCAGCATGAACGCCGTCTCGCCCATCCGCCCGGTCCACGCGACCACGTTCCACGCCTGGCGCATCCCTGCCAGCACAACGCAGGCCTATCCGCTCGACACCGAAGGCGCGCAGACGCTGGCCGACGCGGTCAACGCCGCTGCCCCGCGCTGCAACCACAAGGACGCGCTGCAGGTCCTGCACACCAACGGCAAGGGCGAACGCCTGCTCGTGGTCTACGCGATCAAGCAGGGCGCGCCGACCTATCGCAAGTGCCCCGACAAGCTGATCGACGTCCGCTTCGTGCCGTTGAAGCCGGTCGAGCTGTACCGCGTCGCCGTCGAGGACTTCGCGCCGGTCGAGCCTTGGTCGTGGTCGCCGGGTGCTGATCCGGTCGGGCTCAATCGTGGGCTTGTTGAGGTGCGGGGAGGGGTTCGGTGAACGCCCCCTTCGACCTCCGCCACGACCAAGACGAAGCCGACACCGCAGCCGCGCGCGAGATGATCGCCCGGTTTCGAGCAGAAAGCGACGAGCCCAGCGGCGTCCTCGCGCTGGTTTTCGGCATGGTCATCGGCGCGACCATGATGCTCGCGCTGTGCCTGTTCTTCGCGCCGATGCTGGGAGCAGGACAGTGACCGCCGACCGCATCTTCCGAACCGCCACACCGACCCGAGATCACGCGCCGCTGATCGGCGCCGACACCGAGTTCATGGCGTTTCTCGCCTCCCGCCGTGCAGCCTCGCCATCCGGTGCACGCCCGTCCCACACCCCCGCTGCCGAGGCCGGCGCGGGCAAGGGGAGCCGCTGACATGAATGCTCCGGCCAAGATCGAAATTCCGTCGACCGACATTGCTGTCGTAGTTGAGCAGACGCCTGAAATTGTCCTGACCGACAAGGCCCAGCGCGAGAGCTTCTACGAGCATATCCAGCGCGAGGTCGACGCCTTCGAGCCCGACACCAGCACGGAGAAGGGCCGCAAGGCGATCAAGTCGCTGGCCTACAAGATCACGCGCACCAAGACCGCGATCGATGATGCAGGCAAGAAGCTCAACGAAGAGGCGAGGGCTCGCATCAACGCCGTCGACGCCGAGCGCCGCTCGGTCAAGGAGAAGCTGACCGCGCTGGCCACTGCGGTGCGCCAGCCTCTGACCGACTGGGAAGATTTCGAGGCGGAACGCGTCGAGACGTGCCGCGCCATCATCGCCGGGTTCAAGGCCTCGTCCGTGGTGACGATCGAGGATACCGAGGCATCGGTGCGGGCTCGTGGCGGTGACGTCTGGAAGACCGAACTCAATGCCGACTTGTTCGGTGAGATGCTGCCGGAAGCCGAAGCGGCAAAGGCTCTAGCGATCGACACCCTCAAGGCTGCGATGGCGCGCTTGGCGAAGGAAGAAGCCGATCGTGCCGAGCTCGACCGGCTGCGCGCCGAACAGGCCGAACGCGAAGAGCGCGAGCGGGCTGAGCGAGAGGCGCGGGAAGCGGAAGAGCGCCGCGCTGCTGAGGAAAAGGCAGCCGAGGAACGCCGCATTGCCGCCGAGAAGGCGGAGGCCGAACGCATCGAGCGCGCAAAGCAGGAGGCCGCCGAACAGGCTCAGCGTGAAGCTGCAGCCGCTGCACAGCGCGAGATCGACGAAGCTAACCGCCGTGCCGCCGAAGCCGAACGCGCGGCTCAGGTGGAACGCGACCGCATCGCTGCCGAAGAGGCCGAACGTCAGGCTGAGGCCAAGCGTCTCGCGGACGAACAGGCCGCGCGGGAAGCCGACCAGGCGCACCGCAGCGCGGTCATGAAGGCCGCGAAGGAGGCGATCATGACCTGCGGCGTCGACGAGGACACCGCGAAGAAGATCGTGCTGCTGATCCGCGCCGGTGAGGTGCCCAACGTTTCGCTGAGGTTTTGAGATGCCGGGCGTTTTCCACTGCTCGCCGACGAACAGCACGCATTTTACCCGCTGCTGCGAGACCGCGATTTGCGACAACCAGCGCTGCTGCCCCCGCTGCGGCGAGCCGGTCTACCCCCACTACCACCGCTACGGTGAGGACGCGGACGAAGATAATTACTCCGACCACTACCGATCGATGGCTCGCCACCGCCAAGCAATGGGAAGATGATCATGACCGACAATCCATTTGATCCCGACTACCGGGAATACGTCGCTGCGGTAGATGATTTGGTTTCCGGCCCCACCGACGGTCCGCCTCGCAAGCCAGCACCGCACGTCATCTACCACGGCGACCTCCTGCAGGGCTCCGACGAGTGGCTGCAGGCGCGTTGCGGCCTGCTGACCGCCAGCGAGATGAAGCTGATCATCACGCCGACCGGCAAGGTCGCGAACAACGACAAGACGCGGGCGCATGCCTACGAATTGGCGTTCCAGCGCCTCACCGGGTTCGTTGAGCCTCAGTACGTGTCCGACGCCATGCTGCGCGGGCAGGAAGACGAAATTTACGCCCGCGCCGCCTACAGTGAGCACTATGCCGACGTCGTCGAGACCGGGTTCATTACCAACGACAAATGGGGCTTCACGATCGGCTACAGCCCCGACGGTCTGGTCGGCGACGACGGCCTGATCGAGTGCAAGTCGCGCGCCGGCAAGTACCAGGTGCAGACCATCGCGACCGACGACGTGCCCGAGGAATACGTGCTGCAGCTGCAGACCGCGCTCCTCGTCAGCGAGCGGGAATGGATCGACTTCATCTCCTACTCGGGCGGCCAGCCTGTCTACGTAAAGCGGGTCCACGCAGATCCCGAATTGCAAGCCGCGATCATCGCAGCCGCGACGGCGTTCGAGGCGCGCGTTGCCGACGTGATGCGCGAGTACCGCGCCACTCTCGCCCGCATGCCCAAGGTCATCGAGACCGAGCGGCGCGCGCTTGAGGAGATCATCATATGACCGTGATCCGCGTCATCGACTTTGAGACGTCCGGCACTGAACCGCCTGCCGGAAAGGTCTGCGAAGTTGGGCTTTGCGACCTTGATCTGGACGCGCGCAAGGTGATGGAGCCGCGCTCATGGCTCTGCGGCGTCGACGCCATGCCGCCCGACGTTCGAGCGGTCCATCACATCTCGTTGACTGAGTGCGCGGGAGAGGAGCCGTTCCGTGCGGACGACATGTTTGCTCACGTCAACGGAATGCCCGCCGCCATCGCCGCCCACAACGCCGAATTCGAGACCAAGTTCTTCACCAGCCCGGTGCCGGTCATCTGCACATACAAGGCGGCGCTCCGGGTGTGGCCGGAAGCTCCCAGCCACTCGAACGGTGCGCTCCGGTACTGGCTTGAAGACGCGGGCAAGATCGCGCCTGAGCATGCCCTGACGCAGCCTGCCCACCGCGCAGGCCCCGATGCCTACGTCACCGCGCATATCCTGCTCGCGCTCTTTGATGCCGGAGCGACCGGCAAAGACATGGTGCAGTGGACGAAGGAGCCGCGCCTCCTGCCGACATGCCCGCTCGGCAAGTTCCGGGGCGTGCCCTGGCCGGAAGTCGAAGCCGGCTTCCTTGGCTGGATGCTGCGCCAACCGACCATGGAAGAAGACCTCAAGTGGAATGCGCAGCGCGAGATCACTCGCCGCCAGAAAGGAGCAGGACTGTGAACGACATGATCGACATGTCGCAATTCGTGGAAGCGAAGAGCGACCAACTCAACGCCGACGATCTGATCGGCGCGCCGCGCACCATCACCGTGCGCAAGGTGACCGGCAACGACGGCGACCAGCCCGTCTCGATCTTCTACGAGGGCGACAACAACAAGCCCTTCAAGCCCTGCAAGACCATGCGCCGCGTCCTGCTCGGCGTCTGGGGCCGCAACGCCGCGGACTACGTCGGCCGCTCGATGACGCTCTACCGCGACGACAGCGTCACGTTCGGCGGGCTCAACGTCGGCGGCATCCGCATCAGCCACATGAGCCACATCGACAAAAAGACCGTCGTCGTGGTGATGAAGACGAAGGGCAAGAAGGCCGGGATCGAGATCCAGCCTCTCGCCGATGCACCGCGCCAGCAGCGTCAAGGTGGTCAGCAGACACCCGAACAATGGGCCGACAAGTTCATCGCCAACGTCGCCAAGACCGACAACGCCGACGCCCTCAACGCTATGGTGTCCAAGCATTTGCCGACGCTTGACCGGCTCAACGACGACCTGCGCGCCAAGTGCGATGACGCGGTGGCCGAGCGCCTGGCGGAACTGATGCCGGGTGCGGGCCGCGCCGACCACGAACACGGCGACCAGTTCCCGGGCGATGAAGCCGACGGTTGGGAGGCGTGACGATGCAGACTTTCCTCCCCGTCGCGGTCTTCGCGTTCGCCACCGGTTGGTTCGGCTTCGACGCCTGGCACTACCGCCGCCGCCTCACCGCCCTGCGCAACAACTGCTGGGTCCGCAACGAGCGCCAGCACTTCGTTCGCTACGCCAACGCCTCGCCGGACGTGCGGGCGGCGGCTGAAACCACCAAGGAGAACTGACCAATGGCCGAATCCGCCGACGACCGCCTGCGCCTTCTGATCGAGCGCATCGAGCGCCTCGAAGAAGAGAAGAAGGGCATCAGCGACGACATCAAGGACGTCTACAACGAGGCCAAGGCCACCGGTTACGACGCCAAGGTGATGCGCATCATCGTCCGCCTTCGCAAGATGAAGCCGGATGACCGCCGCGAGCAGGAGTGCGTCGTCGAGACGTACAAGAACGCGCTCGGGCTCGACTAACCTTTCACCCCAAGGGAACGGCGCGTCAGCCTAAGAAGCGGCGCCGGGAGATTATGGCGGATCATCTTGAGTTTGGCGCCGGCCTTACCAAGGCCGACTACGACCAGCCCTTTCGCGATACGTTTCTCGGACAAGCGCATATCGCGGGAACCGGACCAGCTGGCGCGACCTGCCGAGAATGCAAATTCTGGCGCGTCATGGGCCGCGACGGTCCGGCAATCCCCGGGCATTACTCGCGGACCAACAAGGACAAAGCCGGCCAGCTCAAGAAGGCCAAGTGCATCTTCCCGATCCCGCACAAAGCTAACCGTATGTTCCCGCACTCGGCAAAGGCCTGTCGCATGTTCGAGCAATCGGAAACCGTTCCGCCGCTCAACGCGCCCCAGAAGCGGGACACACAATGACCATCCCCCCGCTGATCCACGACTGCCTCAACACCTGGCTCCCGGTCCACACGCATCACCTCATCACCGAGGCCGCGTCGCTGGAAACGGACCTTCGCTGCGACGCGCTGGTCCCGCTCGACCTGTCCGAGGCGCTGCGGGAGCACTTCGGCAGAGAGGTGCCCGACGCCGTTATCGAGCGGTGGGAGACGGTGGGTGATGTCTGCCGGACGTTTCGGGAGATGGAAGGAGTTTTGGCGTGAGTGCGCCGCGTGTCCTGATAGGCTGCGAACGTTCGGGTGTGCTGCGCCGCGCCTTTCTCGCGCGCGGTTTCGATGCCTGGTCTTGCGACCTTGAGCCTGCCGACGATGGCAGCAACCGTCATATCCGCGACGACCTTCTCGCCCACCTCGACGACGGTTGGGACATGCTGGCCGTAATGCACCCGCCGTGCACGATCCTCTGCAATAGCGGCGGCCGCTGGCTCTACATCGGCGGGAAGAAGGTGAACGGGCGCGACGAACCGCGCTGGGCAGAACTCGACGCCGCGGCGGCCTTCTATCGCGCGTGCCGGGAGAAGGGGAACATCCGCCGGCGGGCTCTTGAAAATCCTGTCATGCACCGCCACGCGATCGAGCGCACGCAGCGCGGCCGGACGCAGTTCGTGCAGCCGTGGTGGTTCGGCGATCCGTTCTTCAAGTCGACCGGGTTCGAGCTGATCGAGCTGCCGGACTTGCAGCCGACCAACAAGCTGATCCCGCCCAAGGCCGGTACCGACGAGCACAAGGCATGGAGCCGCGTGCACCGCATGCCCCCGGGTGCCGAGCGCGCGCGCCTGCGGAGCGAGACATTTCCCGGGTTGGCGGACGCCTGTGCCGAGCAATGGGGCGCAGCGTTGCTCAACCCGGCTCAGCCCGACCTATTTGAGAGGATCGCAGCATGACCCGTCTCACGACCAAGGAAGGCATCTGCGCCTATCTCGGCGACATCAAGCCTGCGACCTACGACAGCTGGCAGGCAAAGGGCATCGTGCCCGGTCCCGTGCCCGGCACGAACCGCTATGACATCCGCGCGCACGACGCGGTGCTCGACCGTCTCGGCGGCTTGTCGGTGCCCGCGCACGCGTCGAACCTGTCGCCGCTGGAGCAATGGGAACAGGGTCATGCGGCTTAAGCTCAAGGGCGTCTACGCCAGCCACAAGAAGGACCGGCTCGGGCGCCTCAAGGACTACTACTACCTGCGCGGCTATGGCGCCCTGCGTCCGCAGCCCGGCGACGAGGAAGCGGACTTCACGCCCGGCTCGCCTGCCTTCATGCGTTCGTACCAGGCCGCGATCGATGCGCCGCGCCGCGCGCGCGTCACCGGCACGCTGCAGGAGGTGATCGACGGCTATCGCAAGAGCCCGCAATTCCAGCAGCTCGCCGAGCGCACGCGCTCCGACTATCTCGGTCACCTCGACAAGATCGCCGCGGCGAAGTTCTCGCCCAAGACGCCCGCGTTCGGCACCTATCCGCTGGCCGTGATCGAGGACCCGAAGATCCGCAAGCGCTTGCTCGACTGGCGCGACGAGATGGCAAAGTCATCCCGGCGCCAGGCCGACGCAACGTTCGGTGTCCTGCGCATCATCCTCGAATGGGCGCGCGATCGCGGCATGATCAGCCACAACCACGCGACGCGGCCGAAGAAGGTCTACAAGGCCGACCGCTCCGACAAGCTCTGGCTGCCCGAACACCTCGACGCGTTTCGCGAGCATGCCACGCCGGAACTGCGCCTCGCGCTCGAGCTCGCGCTGTGGACCGGCCAGCGCCAGTCAGACCTGCTGCAGCTGGGCTGGAGCGCGGTGAAGGATGGCCGGCTGACGTTCCGCCAGGGTAAGCGCAAGCGCAAGGTCGACATGCCATTGCCGGCGGCGCTAAAGGCCGTGCTCGACGCCGCGCCGAAGAAGGCGACCACGATCCTCGCCACCGACAAGGGCAAGCCGTGGACCGTGAAGCCACGCCCGATCCACTTCATGCACAAGTGGCGCGAAGTCGCGCTCGCGGCCGGGCTCGACGGGCTGCACTTCCACGACCTGCGCGGCACGACCTGCACGATGCTGGCCGACGCCGGCTGCACGCCATCGGAGATCGCCGCGGTGCTGGGCTGGACGCTCAAGACGGTGAACGAGATGCTCGACCGCTACCAATCCATGACCGCGACCCAGTCGGACAGCGCGGTCGCCAAGCTCGAAAGGAAGGCGCAATGA